GGGGCACCGACAAAGCCCTGTAGTAGTCGCGCAGGGCTTTGTTGTATCTGCGCCTCCACTCACTCGAACCCATACCCGCCAGCTCTTCAGCAGCGTTAGCCATTGCGGCGTAGTCGGTATTCGTGAGGCGCTTTCGCATCAGTCCCACTCCAACTGCTCGACGCTCTCGACCTCGGAAAGCTTCGACTTCGCCAGGTGCAAGATCGCGGCGATCTCCTTCTCGTTGAAGCACTTCATCTCGTTGCCTACGACCTTCAGGTCCAGCACAGCCAAGATCCGGGCGAACTCCAAGAACTTCTCCGGCTTCATCCGGCTGATCGTCGACTCGTCGCAACCGACTGCATGCGCAACCGGCGCATTTCCAACCGATGCAAGTCGCTGCACGATGAGGCTGTAATTTTTTCTAGCGCGGGTTTCCATGCTGTTCATGCAGACCTCCAATATCGACCGGAGGCTATTCCGGAGATCATCTGGCGAGAGACACCGAAGCAGGCAGCAATCTTGGACTGGGTATCACCGGTTTTCAGGCGATCCTTGATCGCTCTCGCCATCTCTGCAGTGAGCTTCACTTTGGTGATCTTTGAGTTATCAATGGCTTCTTCTGCTGAGTAGCCAGAAGCCATGCGACGGGAGATGGTCGACGCCAGAACACCTGATGCAATGGCGGCGTCGACTTGAAGTACATCGCCAACCATTTTGTTTCTACGGGTGTTTCTCGCCTGCTGCTGGCGGGTTGCCCAGCGGCAGTTTTCTGGGAGGTAATCGCCATCATTGTCGACTCGGTCGAGAGTCGTCCCCTTCGGGCGAAGCCCCATGTCTCTCACGAAGTTGGAGAAGACGAACCAGCGCTCACAGACGCCTATTCCGCGCCCAAGGTAGTGCTTTCCACTCATGGATCCAGGGATGTAGCAGCGCTCGAGCATCGCGCTCCAAGTCTGGAACGTGCGGGCTATTGCAGTCGGATCATCCCCATGCAAGGAGACGCCTAAGAACGTGCGGGCCCTTGCTTCCTGCTCGGCGTTTAATTGGCTGGCTGTCATGTCAGGCAACCGCCGACAGCACTTCCCACGGGAAAGCCGGACACAGGTCCTCTTTCTTGAATTTCCCGTCGGTCAGAACCTGAGCCCGCTTCGCAACAACAGGAGACATCCCGTGCTTTCCCCGGACCCATCCAGACACAGTGCTTTGGTCAACGCCGAGCTTCGCGGCGGTCTCGTCTTGAGTCCCAAAATGGGCGACGAGCTCTTTGTAGATGGTGGTCATAGCATCCCTCCTTATGGGAATACTCATAAGGTATCCCAGGGGAATACTCATTTGCAAGGATATGGGAACGCCCCTGATACTTTTCGGATGGAACTCAAAGACCGCATCAAGGCCGCGCGCAAGCACGCCAAACTCACCCAGGCTCAATTAGCTCAACGAGTCGGCCTGGACCAAACCTCAATTTCCAACCTTGAGCAGGGGAAGTCGCAGGGGTCGGCATATATTGCTCAGTTGGCTGCCGCTTGTGGCGTAAGCGCACTATGGCTAGCCGCCGGGCGTGGAAACATGAACAACAATGAAGAGGTTCCACCAGGAGCCCCGAGCGAAAAGGACTACGCCCTGATTCCCCAATACACTGCTCGCGGCGAGTGCGGCGATGGATATTTCAATGATCACGTTGAGACCACTGAAGGTTTGGTGTTCAAGCGAGATTGGCTGAAGCGGGTCAACTCCAAACCAGAGAACCTCTTCGTGATCTACGCAGAGGGCGACAGCATGGAGCCCTACATATTCGAAGGCGATGTGGTTCTCTTCGACGTGGCCAAGATAGAGCCCCAGGATAAGCAGGTGTACGTCATCAGGCGACCAGACGGCGGCGTCAGCATCAAGCGCCTGAATCAACAGCTAACTGGTGCTTGGCTCATTCGAAGCGACAACCCTGACAAAACCGCATACCCAGACGAAATCGCAAGCGAAACGTCAGTTCATGATCTACCGATCATCGGCCGCGTTATCTGGCGTGGCGGCGGAATCGGTTCCTAAGCCCCTCCAGCAACCCAACGAGCCCGCTTAGCGCGGGCTTTTTTTCGTCCTGAGAAACCTCCGATGAGTCACCTCATAAAAAAATATGGGAATACTCATTGACAGTAAATATGAGCAGTCTCATACTCACCTCAACGCCGCAGAACAACGCGGCAACAAGCCGGAGGCTCGCCGGATACCACGGACCGAGGGAAGTCGGTTCCAGGCCCCGAAGAGGGATCGACCTGCTCCATACCGGAGAGTTCTCCACCCCATCACCAGAGGAGGAACCATCCCATGAAGCACTAAGCCCAGCCGACGACACGGGTCGGCGCCTCGCGATCAGCTGCCCACTTCACCAGGCCGCCGGGCTGCAGCGAACCCTCGAGATCACCCCTAGTCCCCATGACCTGCTCCGTAAGCCGATTGAAGGCGCAGCGAGGGAAGCCCAAGGCCAAACACATCGAGTCCGAGCTGCTATCGGCAGTGGTGAGGACAGCAACACCCGCGGGTTGTAGAAGCCCAGTAGGCGAACGCGGGAGCAATACCGATTTCCTCGATGCCCTTCCTCCGAGGGGCATCTGGGAAACCAAACCGAGGAATACCAATGAAGCAGTTCGCGAAGCTGTTTGAGTTCGAAGACCTGGGCCAGGTGCTCGTGATGCTTGATCGCGGGGATGACGGCCCGGAGGTGCGCCTCTACTTCAAGCCCGACGGGCTTGGCGTCTGTTCAGTGGCGTGCAGCAACTTCCCCGGAGACGAGGATGAGCAGTGGGACCACGCCGAAAAGGGGTTCGCCACGGTTGACTCACAAGGAGTTCACTCGATTGTCGCTGAAGCGATGAAAGTCGTCCCTGCAAGCCTTGGCTAGCAGCGGGATGCAATCCATTTGCCCTGATACGGGAAGAGAGGAATCCATGCCAGACCTTGGCGAGTTCGCAGCGCTGTTCGTTGTTCTGTTTCTGACTATTTATTGGTGAGGTGATAGATGAGTGAGTGGATCAAGTGTAGTGATCATCTACCAAACGTTGGCGACAAATGCCTGATCATGATCCCGGTATGTGGGCGATATGAAATAGAAGGAGCAACTTACGAGGGAGAAGGCGAATGGTTAGGCGCATGGTGCCAACGTAAAGGCGAAAGCCAATGTTACAAGGTCAAATACTGGATGCCGAGTCCAGAGCTTCCGCTGGAGAACAGCGTAAATATCGACTGGAAGAGCGCCCCGGAATGGGCATCGCATGCGCTGACTACTGGCCCGCTTTGGGATGGAATCGCCGATATGAACGGTAAGATCGATTTCGGGCAAGAAGGTTCGGACGGCAACCTCTACGACGGCCCCTACGAAGAAGCTTCCTGTGTATTTGTTATTGGAAATGATGCTTGGGTTGTTGTTTCAGTTCGACCAGTCAAACCAACCGCCTAACCGCGCCCTGGCGAATACACACACTGGAGGCAAGATGAGCGAGTGGAAAACGATTGATAGCGCTCCAAAGGATGGCACCAAGTTTCTTGGTTATTGCCCAGATTACGGCGTGAGAGAAACTCACATGCGAAAGTACACGGAGGGGAGTATCGGCTATGCGACATGGCAGCGCGGTGATGGCCCCCTGAACGCTGGGTGGGATTGGTTTGATCCAATACATTCATCAATTTTCAACTGGCGCCCAACGCACTGGATGCCACTCCCAGCGCCTCCAGCCGACTGACTTCCCCGGCAAGGACGCCACCCTTCAATGGGGATAAGTATCGCATGCGAATAGCGGTAATAGCTTATTGGCAGTGACCAATTAAGCCGCCGGTGAAACTCCGGCCATCCCCACCCTACCGCTCATTAGCCCGGCAAGTCCGGGCATTTTTTCGCCTGTATGACGACAGCGATTCGGAACGCTGCCGCATGCACGCGAACGCGAGGTGAGACATGAAAGAACTCGGATACGAGGAAGGCTCCATCTGCAACCGCGGCGGCTGCGAGGGAGTGATTGAGCTGGAGAGGGTCGAGAATTGCAGTTGCCATATTAGCCCTCCGTGTGCAGCGCATACGAGCGCGGACATGTGCTGTCCTGACTGCGGTTGGCGCGCGGCGGACGATCCGCTCTGTGTGCGCGAGATTCACACGATCATCCTAGACATTGGTGGATATGGGGCTTTCCTCGAAAGCAAGCCTCGGGTGCTTGACCCAACCAAAATCGACTGGACATGGGAACCGCATTCGGGCGCGTCAATGATCAAGAAGGGAGTTTTCCCCATCGGCACTTCGCGCGCCGAGGTTGAAAAAGCCGTGATCGGGACGTTTGGCGGCCGCTTCGAGTACTTCAACGAAGAGAAAGGCCAGTTCAAGTACATCGCCTACACCGACTGAGGTGAGAAATGAACACTGCATTGAAATACGCCCAGGAGCGCTGGGACAACGCGCTGCCGCCAGACGATGACGGCGACCGAGAGTATGTCACTGAGCAAGTCGGGAAGCTCCTGAACTGCGAGGACGGTGATTGCGTGCCGTTCCATGACCGGAAAGAGAGGCCCTTTATCGGGCCGGAGTTCACGGTCTACGGCTTTGCTGGATTCGTGCCCGAGTGGCTCGCCGAGGTAGACGGCAAAGAGTGCCCGATGACGCAGCTACTGCTTGCAGTGCGCCGAGGCGACCTGGAACTGGCACAACGCATCTGGTTCCGCGCATTCGAAGCAACGCTGATCGAGAACGCTGAACGACTGGTTAGGGAGAGACGAGTATGAGCATTGACTGGAACAAGGCACCAGAGGGTGCGACGCACTACAACCAAAAACTCGCCTACCCGTGGCTGAAGGATGGCGAGATACCGATGTACTTCTGCCCTCCCTTTTGGATGAGGTATTGCAACCCAGAAGAAGGCAAGTCCCTCATTGAAGATTCCGTTCCGCGGCTTGTGCCTACCTCATGGGACGGCCAAGGCTTTCCTCCGATTGGCATTGAGGCCGAGGCCATCTGGGACGGCGCCGATATTGCGTACTTTCGAGCCAAGATACTCGCTCACGACGAGGGCCGTGTCGTATTCCGTTGGTGCGAAGGCAAAAGAAAGGGGCAGTACGGGTCATATGCCGTTTTGAAATTCGGATCTCTTCCTGCTTTCCGCCCGCTCCGAACCCCTGAGCAGATCGCCGCCGAGGAGCGGGAGAAGGCAGTCGGTGATATGGCTATGTCAATTCAAGGAGTTCCATATCAGTACCCTACGCTTTACGCGCTATTTGACGCCGGCTACCGCCGCCAGGAGGAAGGGAAATGACAACCCCTATCGTGCAATCGATCAGTGATGAGCAATTGGCGGAGTTGGAAGAGTACTGCCACAAGAGGGCATTCGTCTGTTGTGGCAATTTCAAATCCGGGGCCGAATACATGAGCGCGCGCGAGGAAGTCTGCTGTAACGAGCCAGTGTTGACGGATGTAAATATCAACACTCCAGCAGAGGAGATACTTGGCCTGATCGCTCGCCTGCGCGCTGCTGAGGCTGATGCTAAGCGCTATCGGTGGTTGCGGGACAAGTCGGCGGACGCAGACGGGGTCTATCCGATGGTGTCGCTTACCGATGACTGTGGCGATCAGGTGTCTAACTGGCTTTTCGGGAAGGCCGTAGACAAAGCTGTTGATGAAGCAATGGAGAGCACGCCATGACCATCACCATAGACCTGAAAGAGGCCGCCCAAGTCCTGATCTTCGGCGGCTTTTTTGTGGGCAGCGTGTTCATGTTCGCCGTGGCGTTTGTTGAGGTGGCAGGGCTATGAACACCAGACGCACAGCAATCTGGCTAGGCAGCCTCTTCGGCGGCCTGCTGTACCTGTTCATTCTCGCAGCCGGCCCGATCTGGGGCGGGATCATCACCGCAGAATCTACGGCCACTGGCCAATAACCCCTCCCTTCACTGGCTGCGCATGCGCGGCGAGGATCATTCATGTCCGCAGAAAACCAACTGGTCGAAGTACCAGCCAAAGAAACCGCTCTGCAAGTCTACTCGGCAGCCAATGGCCTTGACCCGTTCCTGGCCAAGATTCGCGAGGAAATCGACGGCTTCGTGCCGGACGTTTCAACCCGCAAGGGCCGCGATGCCATCGCTTCCATCGCCTACAAGGTCGCCCGCTCCAAGACGGCGCTGGACAACGTGGGCAAGGAATTGGTCGCTGAGCTGAAGGAAGTTCCGAAGAAGATCGATGCCGAGCGTAAGCGGATGCGCGACCTGTTGGATTCCTGGCAGGCCGAAGTGCGCAGTCCGTTGACCGAGTGGGAAGAGGCTGAAGCGGCGCGGGTTGCGCGTCATCAGGGCGAGATCGACAAGATAAACCTTCGCCTGGAATGCCGCGATCTGGACTCTAATGAACTCAAAGCCAACATCGCTTGGTTGGAAGGCCTGGCCATAAGTGAAGCCTGGGAAGAGTTCGAGGCAGAGGCTGCTCGCGCCAAAGATAAGGCTTTGATCGCTCTCCGAGAAGCCCTGGTTGCCCGTGAGAAGTTCGAAGCCGAGCAGGCCGAACTGGAACGCCTGCGCGCCGAAGCAGCAGCACGCGAGCAGAAAGAGCGCGAGGAGCGCATTGCCCGCGAAGCAGCCGAGGCCGAGCGCCTTGCAGCGGAACGACGCGCCCAGGAAGAACGCGAAGCCGCCGCTCGCCGCGAAACCGAGGCAAAGGCTGCCGCCGAGCGCCGGGAACTGGAACTGCGACTCGCTGCCGAGAAGGCGGAGCGCGAGAAGTTGGAAGCACAGCAACGCGCCGAGCAGGCTGAGCGTGATGCACAGCGGCGCGCCGAAGAAGCCGCTGCCGCAGAGCGCCAACGGCAGGCAGACGAGCAAGCCAGGATCGAGCGCGAGGCAGCAGCCCGAGAAGCCGACAAGGCCCACAAGAAAGCCATCAACAACGAAGCCCTGGCGGCCCTGATCGCCGGCGGCATGCCCGAGGAATGCGCCAAGCAGGCGATCACACTGATCGCTCAGCGCAAGGTTCCTCACATCACAATCAACTACTGAGGCCCATCATGAGCAACTCCATTGCACAGCGGCAGGAAGGTGCTGCCGTAATCCAAGCTGGTGAGTCGGCAACAATCCTTCAAGTGATCCAGCGTGCCGCTGCTGACCCTGCGTGCGACATCGAGAAGATGGAGCGGCTTATGGCCATGCACGAACGGATGCAGTCCCGCAGCGCAGAGGCTGAGTTCAACGCATCCATGGCCGCCATGCAAAGCGAATTGCCGAGCATTGCCGAGCGTGGCGCTATCACCGTCAACGGCCAAAAGCGCAGCAACTACGCGACCTTCGAAGACATCAACGACATCGTGAAGCCGATCATGCAGCGGTTCGGTTTCGCAGTGAGCTTCCGCGTCGAGACTGTTCAGACTGGCGTTTCGGTTACTGGAATTCTGATGCACTGCGCCGGACACCGAGAGCAGACGACGATGCTCGTTCCGCTAGACACAAGTGGCAGCAAGAACGCCGTTCAGTCTCTTGGATCATCGGTCAGCTACGGCAAGCGTTACGTGCTGTCCGCACTGCTGAACATCACCACTCGCGGCGAGGACGACGACGGCAACGCGGCTGTGCCGCCAAAGAAGCTCATTACCCAAGCTCAGGCGCAGCAACTGAAAACCCTTCTCTCCCAATGCCTTCAGGACACGCAAGAAGCCTTCGATGCTATGTACGGCTCTGCTGAGGGTGTCCCATCCGCCGACTTCGATGCGGCACTGGCACGGCTTACCAAGGCTCGCGAGCGCGCCAAGCGCTCCCAGGAGTGAATCATGCAGATCTTCAAGGACCTGGAGCAGGGCTCCCAGGAGTGGCTTGACGCGCGTCTTGGAATCGCAACCTGCTCCGAACTGGACGTGTTGATGGTTAACGGCAAAGGCCAGGCAGGGTTCGGCGTTGGCGCCTTCACTTACATGGACCGTCTAATTGGTGAGCGGATCACCGGAGCAGAGGCCGAGCCATGGCGTGGTAACGGTAGCAGCGCCAGGGGTCACAAGCTTGAGCCGGTTGTGCGCGACTTGTACTGCCTGCGCACAGATACCGAGCCAGATCAGATCCAGCAGGCCGGGATCATTCTGAACCACGGGATCGGCTATTCGCCGGATGGACTGGTCGGCGACAACGGCCTGATAGAGGTGAAAACCAAGGTACCGGAAAAGCTGGTTAGCGTGATCATCGCAGGCGAGCTGCCTTCCGAGCACGCGGCTCAGTGCTATGGAGGCCTTTGGGTTTCGGAGCGCGAGTGGATCGACTTCCTCGGCTACTGGCCAGGCATGCCGCTTTGCATGGTGCGCGTCCACCGCGATGAGGCCTACATACGCAAGCTGTCCGAGCGAGTAAAGACCTTCTACGAACTGCTCGAGGAGCGCATGGAAAAGGTGCTAGGGGTGGCAGCATGAGCCAGGACTTGCATCGAGACGAAATAGCCAGCCAGGTAGATGCGTTCCTAGCCAGCGGCGGAAAGATCGCATCCATCCCAATCGGCATGTCGGGAGACAAGGACGTCCAGTGGAACGGTAGGTCGGCACGAAAAGCTAAGCCAGGGCAGACCGACGCCGCGCACGCTGCGTTCGAAAGCAACCGCCGAGAGAATCGCAGGCTGCTATCGCAAACAGTCCGTTACTGCGCAGACAAGGGGATGACTATCTCCGCCACCGCAGACGCAATGGACCTTGACCGCGCTACTGTCCGCAAGATCGCCGCCGAGCACGGCATCAGGTTCGGGCATCGTTAGCGCCGCGACTCCCTCTCCCCGAACAGGAATAACCCCATGCACCAGCTAACAGCGCATCACCGCCCTGGCGGTGTGACGGTCACCGGCTGGCCCGAAGAAAGCCAGCTCATGACCCCAGACGACATTCTGCTATTCGCGAGAGCGGTGAGGCAGATAGCGATCAACCAGGCCCAGGGCGCCGAGGGCGTTCAGGTCTACCCGGAGGTGGATGATGGAAGTCAAGGCGAAGACCAAGCGTGACTCCGGCCTGCGCACAGCGGTGCTCCTTCTGAAGCGCGCAAACCGCTACGTCGGGGTCCACAACAGCATTGGCGCCATGGACCTCAGCACAGAGATTGTCGAATTCATCGCTGCTATTGAGCGGCAGGAGAAGGGATTGTGAGCAAGGAACTGAACAAGGCACCGGTAGAGCAGGCAGGCGGGGATGAGCTGGAGAAGTTCCTAGCCTGGGCCTGCAAGGAGTATGGAATTGAAGACAAGTATGATCTGAACGAAAACCACCACTCCATACGGGAAAACAAGAAGGGGTGGATGGCCCGCGCCGCCCTGGCGCAACCCTCCCCAGCGCAGACTCAACCCTCTCCGGCCCCAACCCTGCGTGCCGCCATTGATGTAGCCAACGACCGGTTCGAAGTGCCTGTAGCGAAGTGGGGGACCGACCTGGTAGGGGAAGAGGAGCGGCCGGAGGTAGCAGAAGTCGCGTTCGTCCTGCGCAACATCGGCGCTATGGACGCTGAAGACATCGACGGCGACAACGTTGATCTGCGCTTCGAGGATGCCGAAGGCCGCGATACAGGGTGCGACGTTTCCATCGTCGAGTACGCCGAGAAAGCCGCTGACCTATTCGAACAGCACGACCGCATCGTCGGGGAGCTGCGGGCGGATCGCGATTCGTGGGCAGAGCAGGCAGAGCAGCGCCTCGCGGACTGGGATGAAATGCGTAAAGAGCGCGACGCCGCCCTGGTCGAAGTCGAGCGCCTGAGTGAGTCCAAAGGTGACCCTGTTGGCAGCTTCGAAAAGTGCATGAAAGTGATGTACGAGCGCGACGAAAACGCTAAGCGGCTGGAAGTCGCCCTGGCCAGGGTCGCGGAGCTGGAAGGGAAGTTGACGGACTGGGTGCACGAAGGGTTCCGGCTCAACGAGGCGCTAGCGGTCGCCAAGGCTCAGCACAGCGTGCCGGAGGGCTGGAAGCTGGTTCCGATTGAGCCGCTTCTCAACATGATGAGCGACAAGGACCACGACACCCGAATTACGGCTGAGCGCCAACTGCTTTCCATACTCGCCGACGTGCCCGGCAGCTCGGCTCAGCACAGCGTGCTGAAGGTTACTGGCGAAATGATCGTGGCTGCCCTTGACGCTTTCCGACCGGGCGAGTCCCCGTTCAAATCGATGGAAAGAGCATTGAACGCCGCACTTCGGAAGGCCGCCGCGCCCGGCAAGGAGGGGGTGTGATGGCCGTTTACGTCGACGACATGAACGCAACCTTTGGCCGCATGAAGATGTGTCACATGCTCGCGGACACGACCGAGGAACTGCTCGCAATGGCAGACAAGATCGGTGTTCAGCGGAAGTGGATTCAGCATGCCGGGACCATCAAGGAGCACTTCGATATCTGCCTGTCGAAGAAGTCAGCAGCTCTCGCAGCCGGGGCCGTGGCTATCACGTACCCCGACGGCGTAGCAGAGATCATGAAGAAGCGCCGAGCAGCCAGCAAGGAGGTAGGTCATGAGTGAGGTGAAGCGGTTCGACGTGCCGAGCATGCGCTCTTTGACCCAGGGCGAGCAGGCAGTAATGGGGTATGAGGTCGTCCTGGCCTCCGACTACGACGCCCTAGTCGCCAAACTAGCCATGGCCGAGGACGCAGCGGCAAAGGGAGATGCTGCCCGCCAGCAGTGCGGCGGCATGGAGATGGAGATCGAGGAGCTTCGCGCCGAACTCGCGACACTGCGCGCAAGGGTGGTGGTTGTGCCGGAGCGGAAGCTTCTAAATGCCGGCGTCCCAGGGCTAAATCGTAATAGCGGCTGGAACGCCTGCCTCGACGAACTGGCGCGCATCAACGGTATGACGGTCAGCGAGGGGCTTGTGCAGGGGATGGCCAAGTTCGCGCGCGAGATCATCTGCGGAGCCCTCGATGGCGGAAGCTTCGATGGGGCAGGCATACAGGAAAGCGCTGAACGCCATGGACTGATCGCCAAGCAGGTGATGAACGAGCCATGCCGCGGCCCAGAAGAGTACTGCGCATGCGCCTGGTCTACCTCGTTCCCGACTGAATGCTACCGGATAACGGCAGACCTTCGCGTCCTGCTCAACCAGGGCAAGGAGAACGGCAATGGCTGATAAGCTGTCCCTCGTCGGGTTCATCAGCGAATTAGGGATCAGTCGATCGCTCGCTGGTCGTTGCGGGCATGTATCAAGGGAGAGAACCGAGCGCAGGACCAAGGCACTCTACATGGTCCCGGATGGTCATGTGCCGGTCGCCGAGGACTTGCTGCGACGCATAGAGCGGGAGTGCCGCCGAGAGTCCGATTGGAACTGCGAAAACGTTCCGGCAGGCACGAAAGCAGCCACGACACGCGCGAAGAAGATGCTTGAGATTGCGAACGACCTGCGCGACCTGCTGGGCGAGCAGGAGGGAGGGACGCAATGAGCATGGAGTTCATCCGCAAGGCCTATGCCGTTCCATGCAAGCGCGGCGGCCAAGTCATTTACCGAGGGCGCGGCACCGAAGAGCGAGGGACAATCACAAGCGCCAAGGGCGCCCACCTCATGATCAAGCTCGACGGCGAAAGCAAGCCAAGGAAGTTCCACCCGACCTGGGAGTTGCAGTACCTGTCGGAGCAGGCATAGCCACCCATCGCCAACCACTGTACGCATATACAGCAATCTGGAAAATGTAGGCTCAACCTACCCGGATTGCATATGCGCACGAAACCCTTCCGCCCGCCTCAGCGGCATGAGATCGCCGGCCTTCGCTACTACCGCACTGCCTCGGCCTACAACTGGCTCGGGATCACGATGGCGCACCCGACCCGCGCAATCCAGTTGCTGCTCGAGCAGTGCGAGCCAGACGTGCTCTCGCCGATGTTCAACATCGAGATCGACGCGATCCTGCGCCAGGCCGACGAGTACGCGAAAACCGGACAGGTGCTAGAGCGCGAGCAACTGCGCGAAATGCTCATGCACCTGATCTCCAAAGCAGCGGGCGAATAACCCCAACGAACCCAACCGTATCCGCCCCCCCGGAGGACCAACTGTGGACAACGACAACGAAACCATATTGGCAGTGATAGTCATCGTTCTCTTCGTCCTGGGAATCTTCCGGGTCGTCGGGGACTTCCAGAACCTATACGAGCAGACCGAGTTGAAAGGACAGGAGTTGAGCAGATGGAGCAAGCAGTGAACAGGCGAGAGGTGACATTCCTCTCCGCAGTGGATGCCAGCAGGATCGAGACGCCGAGTAACGTGATCAGCATCGGCAGCAAGGGCGACTGGTATGCCTTTGCCTGCGATCACAAGCGCGTTCTGCGGCTGGAATTTGATGATGTAGACGGATACCTGGGAAGCGATGGTTTTCGGGTGTTCAGCCACATTGACGCCAAGCAGATCCACGACTTCGTGAACGAGTGTGGTGATGAACCGATCATCGTTCACTGCCAAGCAGGCATGAGCCGATCCGCCGCAGTCGCTAAGTTCCTGGCCGACAAGCGCGGCTACACCCTGAACCTGTCGAAGCCTTGCCTAGGCACCACGCAATTCTATAACCGCCATGTCTACGGAACGTTGAACCTCAACGATGCCGAAAGCATGAGCGCCTATTACGCCGAGATGGAGTTGGCCGACCGTCTGCGTGGCCACCCAAAGGAGTCCTGACCGTGCCTGACATGAGAGAAGAGTTTGAAGCTTGGCTACTGCGCGAGCATGGCCTTGAGTCGGAATGGCAGGATGAGCGCAACTGCTTCAAAGACTACTCGGCTCACCTTGCGTTCAAGGCCTGGCAAGCCAGCCGCGCGGCTCTGAGGGTGAGGCCGCCAAAGCCATATGGTAGCTCATCACTTGATGCTTATCCTGAGCTTGCCGAATTCAACCGAGGAATCAGGGAATGTCTAGCAGCCCTCCAGAAAGCCGGAATAGAGGTGAAGTGATGGATGAGCCACTTTTTAACGAACTGCTGGAAAGCGTAAAGCAGGCGGACCAGATCATGACCGACCACGCAGAGCTGCGGAGGCTTGCTGAGGACGTGATCCGAATTGAGCGGAGCGAGGATGAGCCGATCTCCGCTGCTTGGGATTTGTTCGATTCCGCCGCCAACCCCAAGACCATCCTCGCCCTGCTGGACGAGATCGACCAGCTCAAGGCGGAGAGCGACAGGCTGCGTCAAGGCATGAAAGGCGACTACGACATTGACGCATGGCTGGAATGGACGCGAGAGAAAGACCAGATCAAGGCGGAGAACGAGGTTCTGCGTGGGGCACTGAAGCAGTTCGCCGAGATGCTGAAAAGCATCAATGTGCCAATCGATCTTGACGAAATCATCAAAGGAACCAAGCCATGACCGATATCAACAAGCTGAAGGAATTGGCGGAGCGGTACATCGCCAATCCATCCGGAGCCGGCGGCGAAGACTCCGCATTCCGTGCCGCCGCCAATCCACAAGCCATCCTCAAGCTGATTGCCGAGGTTGATCTGCTGAGCGCTCGGCTCAAGGCGGAGAACTGCGCCCACAAGGACACGCAGAAACACTGCGAGTTGTTGGAGCAGTACTTGAAGGAGTGCGCAAGCGCCCTGCCTGGCACCTACTACATGGACCCTCCAGACGGCGGCAATGTCAGCATACCAGAGCAGATTCGGCGCATGGCGAAGGATGCCGCTCGCTACCGGTGGCTGCGAGAGCGAGACCTCGAAACGATCAGACAAGGCGGCGTATTCGCCGGGATGACCCCGGAGAACATCGTACTCAACCAGGAAGACCTAGACGCTGAAATCGACGCAGCCCTGGAAGGAGAAACGCAATGAACGACCGCGAGCTACTCGAACTGGCGGCGCGGGCGGCGGGCTATCAGTTCTCATACCCGTACCACTCCATCTCCATCCCGTTAATCCTGGCAGAGACTGGGCGGTGGCGACAATGGGACCCACGACACGACGACGGCGACGCGCTGAGGCTGGCAGTTCTGCTTAATCTGGAGATCCATAGCCCAAAGAGCAATCCGACAGTCATGTTTAGAACTGCTGAAAACGATGTCTTCTATCAGGACACGTGCATTCGACTAGCCATCGTCCGCGCCGCCGCCGAGATCGGCAAGTCTATGGGAGGTGGGGAATGAGCGAAACCGTAGAAGTGAAGATCTGGGATCTTGAGGGGGCAGCGCTTAATTGGGCCGTTGCAATGGCTGAAGGCGAAGAGGTCATTGTCCATGACATTGGACAGTACCGTTATGACGTGAGAGGCGGCATTCACTGCTGCAAATATGGCTGCACCTTTGGCCCTCGCTCGATTACTGAAGAAGTCGAGCGATACGAACCTTCGGACTCATGGGCTCAAGGCGGACCACTGATTGAAAAGCACCGCTTTGAATTCGAGTGGATCGGTAGCGACTGGCATGGCGAACCGCTGCGATTCTTCACAGCCTGCGGCTGCGATATGCCAGCTGATGCAGCATCGGCAGGTCCAACCCACCTAATAGCAGCCTGCCGCGCCATCGTTCGAGCGAAGCTGGGCGAAACCATCAACGTCCCAGCCGAACTCATCAAGTAACCCAGCCGGGCGCCACTAGCTCTCCCTGAGCTAACCCGGCTGGGCGTCTAAATCCTACCATCATGCCCTCCCCGGCAATAGCTGGGGCGGAGAGGTATTGTCTATGAGTACCGCAGAGCAAATCGAGTACGAAGACAAGGTGCCCGAACAGGTCATGGCGGCGCTGCTTGGGATAACCTACCGCGCCCTACAAACCAGACGGTCAAAGGGACAGATTCCAGAAGGCGTCTGGAACAAGGTCAACGGGAAAATAATCTACAGTCGACGGAGATACGACGAATGGCTCGAAAGCCTTTGGGTATGCCCACCGGGGTGGAAGTCATCGGCAACTCTATCCGTATCCGCTTCATGTGGAACGGAACAAGGAAGTGCGAAACACTCCCCTATCCCGCGACGCAAAAAGGGATTAAGACTGCATCCGGTCTTAGAGATCAGGTAGTCCAGGCAATCAAGCTGGGCATCATGGATGAAGCCCGGTATGCAGAGTTCTTCCCCGGGTCTGCGATTGCGGAATCGGTCAGCAGCCAAATCCCCCTGTTCGGTGAGCATGCTCAACTCTGGCTAGACAGCCGAGAGATCGTGCTTGGGACACGCAAGAACTACAAGAGCATCCTCAACCAATACTGGATGCCACATCTAGCAGTAGCCCGGCTTGATCAGATCACCCCTACCCTCTTGCGCCGAATCATCAGCAGCATCGAGTGGACGTCGCCAGGCGTGAAGCGAAACGCGATGTTCAAGCTGTCGACGATCCTAGATTCCGCTGTGAAGGACGGTCTGATCAAGAAGAACCCGATGGCGCCCCTTGAGAAGCCTCGGGTGTCTAAGAAACTGGTAGATCCATTCACCCGGGACGAGGCAGAACGCATCATCCAGCACCTGTACGCGACCCTTGGGAAGTACTCAAGGATCTACGCCGCACTGTACGAATTCCTGTTCTTCACTGGTCTTCGGCCTGGAGAGGCGTTCGCCCTTCGATGGGACGAGGTAGACGAAGAGGCACGACGTATTCATGTGTGCCGGATCGTCATAGATCGCGGGATCGAGGAACGCGTAAAGACCAAGCATGAGCGCGACGTGCTGCTCAATGATCGAGCATTGAATGCCCTGGTAGAGGCCAAGCGGATTGCGCGCCTGAGGCGCGTCGCATCAGTCTCGGAGTTCGCGGTCAGCCCGTTCGTATTCCCGCCCAGCAAAGGCGGGCTGTGGATCAAGGAGCCAAGTGTTACCATAAAGCACTTCCACGCCGCGCTTGATGCTCTATCCATCCGAAGGCGCCGGCAGTATGACACCCGCCACACATACGCGACCATGTGCCTGATGGCTGGCATGAACCCTGCGTTTATCGCTGGACAGCTAGGCCACAGCGTGCAGATGCTGCTATCGACCTATGCCAAGTGGCTGAACTCCGCCTCGGATTGGAGCGAGTTGGAGAAGCTACAGACCAGGGTTAAAACTGGTACGGAATTGGTACAGGAAGCAGAGGAAGGCGCGTAACCATCCCGCAAAGCCCCGCAGGACAATGCCTTGATATCTACAGCTAACATCACCATGCGATTTTTTTGGCGATAGCTAGCGCGCTGGAGAGCAGTAGAATCAAGGCTTTCAGGCGCCATGATTCGCCAGAATTCGCATCGATTGGTACAAAAACTGGTACAGGATCAGCGCTCCGCCTCGTAAGCCGCTACGCCGGGCCCTACCGCCCGCCTTCTTTCGGCTCCGCCGGCCGGATCGCTGCATGCCGGAGAATCGTCTCCATGTCCGGCACGTAGCTGCTCTCCGAACCGTGGAACGACCAGATGCCGAACTTCCCAGCGCTGCCCACCTGGTGGTCGAGTTTCACCGACCAGCCCTTGAATCGAATGACCAGCATCACCAAGCTCCGTAGGAAAAGGCCGTAGTCTACTCCTACTGGCATGCTCTGTTGGCAGCCAGCAGTTGGGCTTCATACCCGATCCGCTGCCGCCGCTCGGCCAGCAGCGCACGGACCTTGGTCTGGAGATCGTCGCCTTTTCGCAGCCCCGCCGTGGCCCATGCGGGAACCTCCACCGCCGGCACCCGGCACGGCACCGCCACCGGCACTTCTACGCGCACCGTGCGCGGCTCAGGCTCGACCTGGCCGGCGCATCCCGCCAGCGCGAACACCAACCCCAGCACCTGCACCACCTGCGCCTTTCGGCTGCACCTGCCGAAAATCGCTGCACCTGCAGTCTTTCGCCACGCCTGCAGTTTCATAGGCCCAACTCCTGATCAATGACCGCCTCGGCGGCCGCACACTGCTCGCCGGCGGTTCGCTGGCTCAGCAGGCGCTGTGCCGCGGCATACTGCTCCGCGGCCTGCTGTCGTCCCCGATCCACAGCCAGCGCGGCATCCCGGGCCCGCTGTTCGCCGACCACGCGCAGCGCGGCAACCTGCCGGACCTGCTCCGCCACTGCGGACTCCAACTCTCCCCGGGAGGCACGGCAGGCGACCAGATCCGCCAGCGCAGCATCGAGCTGCGGCCGGTAGTGCCGCGCGCCGAGCCAGACACCGCCGGCGGCGCCGAGGCCGAGCAGTAGCAGGCAGGCCAGCGCGACCGATAGAACGCGGGCGGAGATCACGACAGCACCCTCTTCGCCCGCTCCCACAGCGCCAGGCGCTCCGCCTGGCCGTTCGTGCCGCCGTTGATGCGCCGAGTGATGGCGGCGAACTCGCCGCGGTCGGCCAGGTCGTTCAAGCCGTGACTGGCCCACCACCAGGCCGCCGAGATCGCCGCCCACTCCGGTTGCTCGAGAAGCTCGGGTTCCTGCTCCAGCGGCTGGCCCAGCCCGTCGCCGGCGGCGCGGTAGTTCGCCCGGCCGGTGATCTGCAGCAGCCCGCGCCCGCGGTACCGCCAGCCGTCGCCCGATGCCTCGTCGCCATTGCCGTTGCGCGAGGCGTAGGCGTTGTTGGCGATGGCTCGGGGGTTGCGCGCCAGGCGCTGCGCCAGGGCGTTGGGCTGGCCGTCGGCGCCGAGGTACCGGCTCGGCCAGGTCGCAGCCAGGCCACGGGCACTGTAGTTGAGGTTCTCCACCAAGCGGGTCAACTGGCCGCTTTCGTGGCCGACCTGGGCGAGGAACGTCGCCGCGCGCACAGGCGACGTGATACCGAAGCGCGTCATCCCGCGGTTCAGCGCACCAACAAAAACGCCGGCCCTCGAGCCGGCGTTCGGGAGGATATGCAGCAACTGCTGCTCAGTGATGGGCATGTTCCGCTCCAATTGGGTATGATCTGCGCCGCCCTCGATGTGGCCACAGCACTAACAAACCTTCCCTCATCAGGGAACGAACAGGAAGGCATAATGATCTTCAGTTCCGCTGCTTTCATACTGGCCTACTTGCCAATAGTGTTCTTTGTTTATTTTGGACTAAACAAGCTAAGGATGATCTCATTGGGGAAAATATGGCTAGTATTAGCCAGTGTTTTCTTCTATGGATACTGGAGCGTTGACTATATACCACTCCTGATAGGGTCAATTTTATTCAACTTTGCAGTAGGGTGCGCGATCTCCCCGACCTCAAAGAATTTATCCATTGGTGGATACAGAAAAACAATACTAGCATTAAGCATTACTGCGAATCTGGCTCTGCTTGGATACTTTAAATATGCGAACTTTTTTATTGAGAACCTGAATGCTGCGGCCGGATCAGAATTTGCGCTACATGAAATAATCTTGCCTCTTGGTATTAGCTTCTACACATTCACTCAAATTGCATTCTTGGTGGATAGCTACAGAGGCGAAGCAAAAGAATACGACCTAATAAATTACGCTTTATTCGTTACATTCTTCCCGCATCTAATTGCCGGCCCAATACTCCACCACAAGGAAATGATGGGTCAATTCAAGTCGAAATGGACATGGGCAGTACGCTATAGAAATATTCTTACTGGACTGTTTATATTCAGCATCGGCCTATTCAAGAAAGTTATGATCGCTGACACATTCTCTGTCTGGGCAGATGCAGGATTTTCGAGCGGTGCCAATCATGATTTCTTCAGATCATGGGCGACAAGCCTTTCCTACACATTCCAACTATACTTTGACTTTAGCGGTTACTGCGACATGGCCATAGGCGCGGCCCTTCTCTTTAACATTTGGCTCCCAATAAACTTCAACTCGCCCTACAAGGCGCTTGATATTCAAGATTTCTGGCGGCGTTGGCACATGACCCTAAGCCGCTATCTGCGAGACTACCTTTACATCCCGTTAGGTGGAAACCGCTGTTCTTCCGCCAGAGTTTACTTCAACCTAATGGCAACGTTTGTTCTTGGTGGCCTATGGCATGGAGCAAGCTGGATGTTTGTGATATGGGGGGCGCTGCATGGTGGAGCGCTTGTCATCCACAGAATGTGGAAAAATCTCGGAATGTCTATGCCAAGACCTTTGGCTTGGGTTGTGACATTTCTATTCGTAAATATAACCTGGGTATTTTTCCGAGCCACATCCATGCAGGAAGCCATGTCAATCCTTGGAGGGATGATTGATATTAGATCTATCTCATCGGAAAGCCTGGCTGAAATACCGACAAGCGATCTTGCGTGGGCAGGGGTAATTTCCGACAAGCTTTTACAATTTCTGCCAATCGGTGTTGTTGCGAACTCGCTGTGCTATGGAATGATTGCAGCAGCATTTTTGATAATTTCACAGAAAAACTCATTCGAGCTTTCAACGACCGGAAGGATCGGAAATTTAAAAGCAATATACATGTCAATACTATTCTGCTTGGCAATGTACTCTACACTACAATCAACAAGCACTGTATTCCTATATTTCAATTTCTAAGGATTATAGAAGTGAAAGGGAAAATATATTCATTCATATTCATTTCTATCGCTGTTCTAGGAATAGCTCCTGCCGTAAACATTGAGCAAGCGATTAGCTCAAACAAACCACTTCCAGAAACTATAGTAGGGTGGAAGGACCTTTCCTACAACATGGATTTTACACTACCCTACATCGGGATGATTTTCTACAAGCTAGGAATATCCATTAGTCCTGAAAAGGTTATTATTGGAAGAGACGGATGGATGTTCCTCGGCGATTTCTTCGAAAACTCTGTAACCGCAAAACGAGTCGGAGTCACGGACTCCGACACTGCAAAAACAGATATTATCAAAAACGTTTCTGACGGATGGCGTGAATGGTTTTCGTCAAATGGCGTTAGGGGCTACTATGTTTTAATTGGCCCTGACAAGTCTACGATATACCCCGAGAACCTTCCTGACTGGGCTGCACCTTCCGGTACAAGCATTGCCCAGCACATATACAGAAAATCTCCAGATATTTTTGTATATCCAAAAAATGAACTTATTAATATAAAATCTAGATCCACCGCACCTTTATACTACAAGACAGACACTCACTGGAATACACTAGGAGCTTGGGTTTCTTTTTATGCACTGGCGAAGCGTATAAAATCTAACTCCCCAGATATATCTATACCTGAAGAACCAAAACCAGAGGCTGTGATTATAAGGAAACGGGGAGGCGGCGACCTTTCTGCATTCCAAAGGATACGTCCGTACATCACGGATGCAGAGGTGGATCTGTCGGACAGTTCCATACGTAAAATCCATGTTAGCCAAATAGACTTCGAAAGCATGGAGAAAGTCTACTCGGGAGACAATGTTCAAGTTACAGCCCCCGTTAAGCCACTATTGGTCCGATCAGAGGGCGCGCTTAACAACAAGCGTGTTCTGTGGCTTCGAGACTCTTTCGGATCTGCTATATCCCCATTTATGGCCGCCACGTTCTCAGAAACCCTACAACTGCATCATCAGCGTTCTAGCCCTAAAGTAATTGCCGATCTGGTTGATAGGTACAGACCGGATATCGTAATAGTGACTATCGTAGAAAGAAACACAAGGATAGGAATCCTTGTGTCCCCATCTCCGAAACTGTCAGGTAAATGACCAAGTGCCTGATAGCACTCTGCCAACCCATGCCGTAGACGTTAACGGCTCAAACTCTATGAGAGAACCTACCTCAGTAGAGGTCGCCACTGCACTGGTCCTTGACCCGGAGGCACCGATCAGGAAGTTTGTTCCAGAGGTGGTTGCAATCGTCAGAGCATTTGCGCCGGACTTTAGAATGCGTATTGGCGCAGCCCCTGGGATCGGGGTTGGCAAGGTCTGCGTACCTGCAACAGTCACATTGTACGTGCGCCCAGCGTTATAAGGCGACAGTTTGGTTCCAGCAGTAGCAAGAGTTATGAACCTGCTATCGCAGTTTGACATCCCTACCCTAGTAGAGGCGCTATAGTATTTACTATTGGAATTATCCTGTTCGAATGAGTAGTTAACTCTCCCACTCAGCATCGAGCTATCTGCCGATATCCTATATGAGTAACCAGTGACGCCGGCTTTATGAATGTCAGGCCCGATGTCTAAAGATACAATTGCAACCGGAGCGACATCTACAGAGTGGTCGGCATTGCTGTACTCATTCCCGCCACCGCGAACAACTCCACCGGTTATGGTTAGGCCGCCCTGGCAAGAAACCCGGTTATTCGACCACTCAACAGCAGACGGATTCGCCCCACCAATGGTTCCAAGTTTTGAGGAAAGTCCGGCAAAGGCGTTACAGGAAATCCTGCCAGTACTACCAATAACCCTAAACCATTCCTGTGAAGGCTGGCTTCCAGTGCTAGGAGTGTGCTGGCAACCATCGATAATCAGTCCCTCGACATTATCTATATCATGGCAGCGCTCGGGGGATGTATTGATGGGGTTAAAGTAGCTCGCAATAATGTTAAGGCTGTGCCTTGTGCGATTTCCAGCATGCAGAACCATGGACTTCGCGAAGTCGTAAAATGTGCAATTCAGAAAAGTCACACCCCAGCCGCCGAATGAAAGCCCTGGAACGTTTATCGTCCCATCAGAGTAGAACCCATATTGAGCCCCATCTAAAACGACATCCTCGCACCTGATGAATTCATCAAACGTCGCCCGTATGCAGCTTCTCGCGGTGGTGAGACGACTGGCAAGAAATCCACCATAACAGCCAACCCGCACCCTTTGCAGAGTAAGGCCGGGAGAAGAGGTGGTTTCTATGATATCGCCGCTGAATTGGCTGTCATCATACACAACATCAATGTTGTTGAATGTTAGATTCCTGCCGCCATTCCCATAGTGCCTGAAGAAGAAGCCAGAGCTTGTACCTCTCACTACCAGAGTAGTAGCCGCCTTCATCGCCTGGTTCTTACCTCTGAATCCCTGCCCGACGATGGTCAGGCCGAGGTCCTGGGTAATATCGAAACTATCAGGCTGGAGTGCAAAGACCCCGTTACCGAAGTTCAGTCGCCCGGATGCATACGCTGTGACAGTGGGACCGCCGATGTACTGCACGATTGTCTCCGGGTCGTGCCGGAGTGCGATGATTGCAGCCCACACCGCAGCAGTAGTTCCCGCAGCATCAGTACCATCATTGCGAGCGCCGAACCATTCGGCCCACACGCCGTGCGTTATATCGCGCTTCCATCGGCCAGTGGTGATACCGGTTGCCTGGATGATCGAGCCGCCGTTGTCGTCCTCTATCGAGGTTGAATCCCAGTGGAACTCTCCGCCGCCGACCCCCGGGGTTTCCGCGTAGTATCCGACAACCAGCGCGGCATCCCCGGCGAATCGCCCTGCGATGGCCCGGAGGTCGGCAACCGAGTCAACCCGGCGTACGCCGCGACCGATTTCTTGCGGGAACCCTTGGTCTACTTGGATAACAAGCAGGCTCTGGTCCGTCGCCCAGTTCCCGGTCAGATTGACGGGGAACGATGCAGGACGCTTGACGCTGTAGAGGTTTCCGTCGCGCTGGATCAGTTGGGTCGGACGGTCTACGGTCAGCGGTGAGCCGTCGACGTACTCCAGGACTCCGGGTTCGAAGCCTTGGGCGTCCAGCCAGCCGTTGAACTGTTCCTCATACCCTTTCATCGTTGGGCGACTAACGCCGAAACGATCATTCCACGTGGTGTTTACCCGGTCGTTCATCGCCGCGTCGAAGTTCTCGGCGTTGTCGTACAAGTCGCGCGGGTCTTTGGAGCCAAGCGGATTGCTGGTGGCGTACGTAGTCATGCAAATTCTCCAAGCATGAAAAAGCCCGCTCTATGGCGGGCTAGGTTGTGTATGGTTGTCCAGGTTAATCTATAGCTTTGCAGTATTCTTAGATGCGTAGCTCGGCAGGTCCAAGCTAACAACACAAGAATAGGAGATTGAATTGACAAGCAAAAAAACATGCAGCAGCTGCAACGAGGAACTGCACGTATCAGAGTTCATAAAAAATAAGCAAAGAAAGGATGGACTCCACTCTCAATGCAAGTCATGCGTAAACGAAAAACGAAAAAAATACAGAGAATTGAATTACGAAAAAATCCGATCAAAGCAGAAAGAATATGAGAAACAAAATTATGAAAAAATCCTCTCCAGAACAAGAGAATGGCGCGAACAAAATCGTGAAAAAATCAGACTGAAAAGCAAGACATATTATCTTAATAACTCAGAGAGACTAAAAGAATACTCAAAATCATGGAAATTGAAGAATCAAGATAGGGTAAAGGCTCATGCAAAGTCTTGGGCATCCAAAATTCAAGGAAGGCATGCAGAAATATGGAAGAAAAGAAAAGAAGAAAACCCACAAAAACTTATTGAAAAAAGAAGAAATTACTACAGGAAAAACAAAGAAACAGAGAACTCTAGAGCCAACAGCTATATGAAAACTCGAAGAAGCATAGATCCAATATTTAGATTAAGGTGCAATATTCGCTCTAGAATATCAACAGTACTAAAAAGACAGGGCATAGGAAAATCATCAGCCACAGCAGAGATACTTGGATGCGATTGGGATACGTTACGATTGCACATAGAGACTCTTTTTCTGCCCGGAATGACTTGGGAAAATCGGGATTTGTGGCATATTGACCACAAGATCCCGCTTTCCTCTGCATCCTCTAACGAGGAGGTAATCAGGCTGAATCACTATACAAATCTTCAACCTCTTTGGGCAGAAGACAACCTAAAGAAGGGGGCCAAATTGGATTACTCAGGCGCAAATGAATCGTCATAATCGTATACTCTTTCAGAATAGTTCACCGCACGAACAGATGCCGCGGTATTTCCGTTGGGATCGATGGAACTGATCAGCACCGGGTATGGATTTCCCAGCAGCAGGTGCGGCGGTTCGATTTCCCACGAAACATCAGGGACGAAATCGATGCTGGGAATGCTCAGCCGGTAGTCGTCGATCCTCGACGCCGGATATCCACCGGAAACCGTTCCGCCTGGGCGCCGCAGGTAGAGCGCTGGCGAGTTCAGCAGTGACCAGTCGAGCGGCTCGCTGGACTCGATCAGGACCGAGTTTCCAGAGATAACGAACGATTTCAGGTATGCGCTCTGCGCCAGGCCAGGGCCGGGAACATCGCCGGCAAGGGCCACATAATCCCAGAACTCGCTGTTCAGCGCGTCTAGGCCGGTATCGAACGAATACTCAGTTCTCCGGTATCGCTGAGCCATCCGGCGGCGCATCCCGTAGCGCCAGGCGCGATCGCGGTTTGTGACACCGACAGCCGTGATCTTCTCGACCTTCCTGCCAACATCGCCGGGCAGTCGGCACTGGACGGTATCTTCGATCCAGCCGTTGGCATTGACGAACTCTACATCGACGCCGTCGTAGTCGTCCTCAGACGGCGCGCTGATGCTGATCCTCAGCGGACCATCCATGTTCTGCGGCGAGTACATGTGCCCGAATGTGGTCCTTGGTTCGTCTCGGGCTGCGGAGATCACGCCGCGCTTAATGGTCTTCTCCGCATACCCGGCGGCAAGCACATCGTCCATGACCTGCGCGACCGTGACCTTGCCGTCCTCGTAGATCATGTCAAACGTGTCGCCGCGGGCCTTCCAGATTGCGTCCAGCCGATCGAGTTCCTCAAGATCGAGATCCGCATCGGTGTAGCCGCGTTCCTTCGCGATGTAGCAGAGGAATGGGACGATGTCTCGCGTTGCTATCTCGGGTGTCCATGCACCGTTCTGCCGAGTCGGTAGCATGCGGGTAGCCTCTACCGAGACGCGGCTTTCTGTCTGCGCCGCGATACGGTCAGACGACCGATATCGAACAGCCATTGTAGTGACGCCGGCGTAGGACGACGGAGCCTGGAGGCGCGCGCGCATCCCGTACCACTGAGTGCGGTCTCGGTACTCGGATGTTGAGTTGCCGCCCTGGTTGACGAACACTTTTCTGATGCGAAACTCGGGCCGCATCATGTACGGCAGCGAGATGCCGTCCGTAAAACCCTGCTGGTCGAGAGAACTGCCAGCATGGTTCTTACTGACCGTCGTCCATGCGCCGCCGATGGCCATGTCTCGCCACTGGATGTCGTAATAGGTGCGGATCTGGTAGATCTGCCCTTCCCTGCCTACACCGCACAGGCCTTCCGGGCAAAACACGTCGATCTCGACGAAGTTGGTCTTCTCCGATACAGGGCATGCAGGGAATGGCCCGCGCCAGCCCCCTTCGAGGCTAGTCGGATCGATCGTGACGCGAGACGTAGACGAATTGAGAGCGGTGAATCCTGGCCAGTCCACATCTACACCGCCGGCACTGGTCAGCCGCTCGACTGTGAGTTGCTGCGCGCTGTACGCCGTGATCCGATAGCGCAGTCCGCGCGGGCCGATTGCGGCGCTGCCGGACCCGGTCTGGAGCGCATTCGCCGGAGAACCGTTGCTGTAGTTGAGCGTCATCGACGTGGAGGTGATGTCGTTTACGATGTAGAGGCCGCCGTTGGTGCCAACAACCTCGATCTCATCGCCAACATCCAGCCCGAGCTGAGCGATATCCCCCGTCACGACGTCGCGATTCGTCCCGCCGCCATCGTTAACCGAATAGGGGTACATCGCCTCAACCCGGAGGATCGTCCCCGCAACCAAGTCAGAGGGGAACGACCCGGCTCCGGCAGAAATGATGATGTTCGTTCCGGAAAACGTGAACGTAGTTGCCGACGGGTTCGGCGTGAGATTGGAGCTCTCGGTCAGGTCCAGGCCGGCATTACCAGTTGAGCTCGCACCAACTTCCTCAACCAGGTGCCACCAGACCGATGCCGGGTGCCCGCTGACGTTCTGCCCTGGTTCGAAAATCTGGAAAGAGGCATCAGCGCCCAGTGCCAGGAACGACGTTTCACCGATTTTCGCTGCACCTTCGGCGATCTGGAACCGACCACGGCCAATGCACAACAGCATTTCGGTCCACTGCTCACGCGGACCGGCGAAATACTTCCTGGGCGGCAGGATGTAGTCGGGATAAATCAGACGACGGCCAGCAACTTCGCGGATCGCATCGCCGAGTTTTACCTTGTTCCCGCGCGCGCTGGTTTCAGAGAGCGACGCGCCCTGCCCGGGGTTCGTCGGCATGCCGGGCAATTGAGGCATGAGCATCCGAAAAACCGATTGCGCCCCCTTGAAAAGGGCCGCAGTAATCGTGAACGGATCAGTCCCGCGCGGGAGCTTGTAGATCCTCACAATGTCGCCGCGGTCGATGATGCGCTCGGCCCACTCGCCGGGGTGGACGAACTCCTCATGCGCCTTTTTCTGCTTGTCGGTCAGGTCACCGCAGAGCGCAACCTCGGCGGGGACAACACCGATGGAGAACGGGTGGACATCGTGGCAGCGGTACCCAGGAGAATTCGCGGTCAGCCAGGCATGAATCGTCATCCTGCGACCGATCGGATGCCGCTCCAGCGGTTCTCCGTCAAGGAGCGATGGGTAGATTTCGATCACGGTAGAAGACCACCTTGGAATATTTGTCGGAGAACATCTGGAGCGGGGTGAGCGACACCCCGCTTCCCGGGTTGATTTCGAGAATCCGCAGGCGTCCATCCACCTCGACCAGCAGACCTACGTGATCGAGCAGCCGCCCTCTATAGGCCGCGGCGATGACCCCAGGTCCTGGCTCGCATTGCTCGAGCGCGCGCTGGATCTCCGTATCGCACGCCCGCTGCATCGAAACCGGGGTGAGTCGCGTGACACCATCGAAGTCGGTCAGCATCGGCAGTCCGAACAGCTCAACCCGCGCTATGAGCGTCAGGCCCCAGCAGTCCAGGCACGGCAGTGCCCGCCCGCCCTCGGTATAGATGGCGGTGAGGTATCTGTTCGGCATGGGATCAAGGCCAGTATTTGAGTCCGGAGAACTCGCTGACGTTGTAGATGTGGCGCAGCGCGGCGGTATTGATGAGGTCGTAGTAACCGGCCTCGACCTGAACAGTGAGACCCTCGAAACCCGGCGTCTTGACCCTCATGCGGTATGGCCGCTCAGCGGGCGCTGTGAGATCGCTCTCCAGGTACATCCGCAGGATCAGGGTGACATACTCGCCAGCCTCCAGCGCTTCGTTGATACGCTGCTGGGCGAATCCGGTCGCGTTGTCGATCGCGAATCCAACGTTCTGGTTTCCGCTGTTGTCTCGCTTCGGAATCGATACATCGATCGCACCAGCGATGAACGTCAGCAGCCGCCCGTCTTCGGTCATGCAGGTTAGGTCGTCATAGCCCTGGCAGATGAGAATAGGCTCCGGCCACGCCGGGCATGACAACTCGATCGTGGCGAGCTGCAGGTCCTCACCGCCTGAGGCATAGAACCGCTCAAGAGCCGTCGCCATGTCGAGGCCACTCCCTGTTCATCGCGATGTCGAAGATGTCAGCGAGGAGGATGTACTCGGGCAGAATCTCAGCCCACCCAGGATCGATGATCGAGCGCTCTCGCATCACGACGGTCGCGTTGAAGCGCCAGTGGTCGCGCCCGACGAGATAGCCACCGTCGTAGATCCCCTCGAAGTGCAGGTTGCACGGAACGATTCCCTCTTCCGTACGCAAATCGCACTCGAACCACTTGACGCCGTCTTTCAGGACGTCTCGGTACCACCCCTTGAACAGACGCGCCTGCTCAGCGGTGAACAGCCAGGAAACCTCCAGGTTGACCGGCACATTGCTGAAGTTCCGTCGGTAGCGTGCACGGCCGCTCTGGAGGACGGTCCTGGCCATTGGCTCTACCGTCTTGAAGCCGTACCCCTCCCTGAGCGGGAAGGGAAGGCCATCAGGCCATTTGATCATCGCCCTGCCCTCTTGAATCCATATGCGCCTTCGATTGCTTTCGGGTAAAGCCCCTGGCCGGACGAAACCTTGTTGGCAAAGTCCTGCTCGACCGCATCGAGAGTTACCCGCAGGTTGTTCCCGTCCATGGTGGCGGTGGCGGAAACCGGAGGACCGTTGTTGATGATCTGCAGGCTGATCTGCGGCGAGCCCTGCGCGGTGGCGTCGCCGTTGCTGATCACCTCGCCTCGCGTATTCGGCAGCATGTACTGCCGGCCATTCGCAGCCTGGAATACCTCTGGCGCGCCGTTCTCGTTGATTCGGTACAGGCCATTTGCCTGGACGCCTCCGCCATATTGGCGTCCTCCGAAGAGGCCTAGCATCGCTGGGATTGCTGCTGCCATTGCAGCAAGGCCTGCCGTCGCAGCGCCGCCAAATGAGGCCACAGAGGCCGCAGCTGCAGCTGGGGCATATGCGCCAGCCAACGCCCCGGCCTGAGCAATGCCCTGGGCGGTTGCGGTCGCTTGCATGCTCTGCCCCATGATGAAGTTCTTCGCCTGTTCGATGCCGACCTTGACGAGGGCGCCAACGACCTGGTTCAGCATGGCGCCGGCCAGTTGCCGCATGGCATCGGCACCGTTGTTCGCCCCGGTTATCAGCCCAGTCAGAGCGTTCGTGCCGGCCTGCTGCACCTGATCCAGCGTTGCCATGATCATCTCGTTGCCGGCAGCCTGGCGGCGGAATCGCTCCTCCTCCAGTTGCTTCATCGTGGCATCGTGCTGTTGCTCGGCCTGCGCCTTGAGTTCCAGGTAGCGCTGGTCCTCGAGCAACTTGGCCTCGTTCAGCTTTTTCAGATTCTCCAGTTCGGTCTGGTAGCGCTGGTCTTCGCCGGCGATAGGGTCCATTTGCCCCAGCAACTGCTTGTTGGCTTCGACCTGTTGCGCTTCGTACAGAGCTGCGGCGAGCGCGCGGACCTGGGCGACCTGCTCCGGCGTGGCGAATGGATTAAGGCGAGATTGCGCCCCAGCTTCTGCCAGTTCCTTTCCCTTCAGTCCAGCCTGTGCCAGTTGCTGGGAAAGGTCTCCGATAGTCTTCTCATTGTCCAAGGCAGCGCGACGCTGATCCTCCATCGACTTTTTGACCGTAGAGGCGGTATCAGAGGCTGACTTCTTCTCTTGCTTCCGCGCTTCGCTGTTGCGGAATATCTGGACAGCGAGACGCTCCGCCTCCGCGATCTCCTCTTTTGTGGCATCAGCACTGAGCTTTTTGCGCGCGGCAAGCTTCGCCCGTTCTTCACCCGCGAGAGCAGATAGTTCAGCCTCGTCGCGAAGATTCTGGAGAGCCTTTGTATCCTCCGGGTTTGCCTGGCGATCCGGGCCATTACCAGATGGGGATGAACTCTTTTTATCTAGGGCTGCGTCGACGTCTGAACGCTTTTTCTGTAACTGGTCAAGCTCCTGCGTAAGCTCCTCGACCGCGCCCTGGATACGCACGGCATCTTCAGCATATCGATTGGCCCTTCGACCAGAGCCTTGGGCTTCTTTTGCCGCGAACGCATAGTTTTCCCCAAGCAGTTTGAGCTTATCGCTCACTGCTTGGATTCGCTTGTCGATGTCCAGTTGTGCAACCTTCAGCTGTGCCTGTCCAAGTTTTTCAACGGACAGGGTTAGAAGGTCCGTAGGCTCTTTCGCCTCCCGTGCATTCGTTGCAAATGTTGCGATCGCGGTTGCTGCCAGCAGAACAACCCCAAGCGGTCCGCCGAGGAACGCCATTGCCGATCGAAGTCCACCCATCACCACCGTCCCGGTGGTTGCTACACCATTCAGCGTTGCTTGAGCAGCCGTTAGCGCTCTTGTGGCGGCCAAGTCGCGTTCTTTAGCGGCCAGCAGCGCGTTTAGAGCTGTTGCGTGGGCATTTGAACCCCTGGCAGCATTCAAGTCCGCCTGAGCCAGAGCGACAGCCGCGGCGGCGGCGGCCTTCTCTGCCTCTGCCCGCCTCAGTGCACCTATAGCAGCATTCCGATCAGCTGCTATCTGCTCAAGCGTTGCCCGCAATCTTTGCACTTGGGCCGCACCTGCTGCATACAGGGAGGTAACTAGACGCCCAGCCACAACAGAGGCCAGAGAAGCTGCTGCGACTGTTGCAGTGTCGAGAAATGCTGCCATTTTTTCCGAGTCAAGCCCGAACTCAAGAAGCGCATCAGCAGCCGAAATAAGACCATTGGTGAAGGTTTGAAGGGCGCCAGTCTGGTCTTCCAGCGAAACAAGGACTTGAGTAAATGCAGTCCGAATCCTGACCCCTGCATCGGTCAGGTTATTGGACATGCCGGCGGCTGCCTTTGAGTTCTCTTCCAAGGACTTACGTAGACCCTCGGTGAGCATTTGCGCCGTTAATTGCCCCTGCGCACCAAGACTCCTGACTTCCGCCCCCGTCTTACCTGCAGCGGCGCCGATATCCTCAATAACAGACGGAACTGCGCTGGAGATTGTTTCCCATTGGTCAGCCGAAACCTTGCCGGTGTTGATTGCCTTGGAGAACTGGCTGATCGCTGCCTCTGCTGCATCCGCCTTGGTCGCATTGGTCACGAATGCATACGACAGCGAATCCATCACATCCAGTGCAGACGTTGTGTCGTATCCGAGAGCTTTCAGGCCTGCAGAAGTGCGGATGTAGAGTTCCTGCGCCTCGGAGAGCGCTCGGTATGTCCCGTTGGCGGTACGGAGCAGTCTGGCCTGTACGTTTTCATACTCTTCCTGGCTTGCAGACGCCAGACGAACCCTGTCAGCCATCTCCTGATAGGACTGGACCATGCTGGCCATCTCGCGGAGCGCTGACGCCGCGATGATCGTCTTAATAGCCGACGAAAGCTTGGTGACAGTCGTGTTGAGACGTGCCGCCTCGCTATCAGCACGCCGCATGGTTGCCTGCATCTGATCCAATGAACGGTCAGCAGCATTCGTGCCGTTTACAAGGCCAGAGGTATCCGCCTCGACGGTGTAATAGATGCTGCCGACATTCTCAGCCATCAGGGTGCTCCTTTCGCCCGCGCCTTGCGCTTGGCCTCGATCTTGTCGAACCACTCCATCGTCGCGTCATGCTCTGCCGCGGTCGGGGCTCTGGCGCCCGGAGCGTTCGATTCGGTTGGGGGGTATTTCGCGCGCAGGGCGCCGATCAGGCCGGTCATGGTCATGGACCAAGCTTCGCGCTCGCTCAGCCCCAGGTGCGCTATCGCCGTCGCGACGTACTCCCGCGCAACGAACTCCCCCGAGTAGTTCGGCTCTTCGTCGTGGCGCCGGGGAAGCGGCGGAAGCGCTCCTGTGACGCCGTGCTTCAGCAGGCAGCGCGCGAGAGGCACAAGGTGCTCGACGTCCGCAGTTCCTGGCCGGTAGACAAGATCCTGGTCGTAGTAGCCAAACACGTCGGACAGGTCCTGCTCACTACAGGCCACCACCACGGCCAGGGCGTCCGCGAACTGGTCCGCCTGATGCTTCTCAGTGATCGGGTCGCTCATGACGCGCGCGAAGACGTCGACAATCTCGGCCGGCGTACCGAGCTGGGTCATGGCGTACAGGGACGGCCGCAGGAGAAAGAACTCCCCCGAGGCCGTGTGTACGCCTATCTCACCGATCTCGGTGAGGATCACGGCGCAGTGACGGTTACCGGAACTGTCACGCTCACCGACGGCCGCGCCGCACTGGTGATTTTCACCGTGGTGGTGCCCACATCAACGCCGGTAACCAGGCCGGTAGAGCTCACGGTAGCAATCGCCGGCGCCGCACTTTCGTAGACCAGGCCAGGAGCCGCGCCAGTCGGAGATACAGCGGCGGTCAGTTGCTGGGTGGCACCTTCGGCGATCGAGACAGATGTCGGCGAGACGGTGATGCCCTGCACCAGCGGGATGACCGTGACGGTTGCGGTATCGGTGACGCCCGGGGCGACGCTGGAAGCGGCGGTGATCGTGGCGGTACCGGCCGACAGCGCGCTCACCTCGCCGGTAACCGTGTTCACTGCGGCCACGGTCGGCGCACTGGAAGTCCAGCGCAGGCCTTGCGGAGCGCCAACAGGCAGCACGACGCCCTCGAAGTTGAAGCCTTCGCCAACGGTAAGCGAGAGGGTCTCCGGCACGACCTGAATGCTGGTCGGGTCCGGCGCATCCGCGTCGGGGGTATCCTCGACGATCAGGCCGAAGTCGGAAGCGGTCGCCGAAGCCTCGAAGCTGTAGGTGGTGACATCGTCGTACGGCGCGGAGCGACTGAGGTTGCTGATGAGCATGAATGCGGTGAAGGTCAGGTCCGGGAAGGTCATGCGCATCCAGACAACAGGCTGTCCGCCGGTCGCGTCCGGCTTCACGACATGCTTCGTCAGGTCGATCAGGTTCTGCGCGCCGGCACCGGAGGCCTTCACGGTACCGTCACCGGAAATGGTCAGCGTCTGGAAACTGGCCAGGTTCTCCCGCAGTGCGCCAACCGAGTCGGAATCAGTCGCGTCGATGGTGTCCCACTCGACGGTGAATTCCTTCGTGCGGAGCGACCCAAAACGGCGCCAGTCATTCTCCGCCGGCAGCGCATCGCCGCACCCGATGTAATACTCGAGCACGACGTCGCGGCCCGGAAATTTGAGCTTCTTGCAAGCCATGTCTGGCCTCCTGATTAATAGAGAACTTCAAGGTCCAGGCTGTACCAGGCCCGGTTTTCGGTGGTGTATCCAGGCCCGATCGGCTCGCCGATTGCCCGAACAGATGCGGCGCCACAGGGGACGCTGTCACCAAGCGCTACCTGCGCCAGGGTCTCGATTGAGTTGCCGACGTCGACAACATGTTTCCGGACGCCCTTCGGGCCGAGGAGGATCACCTTGAACCGCAGGCGACGAATGTCGACCTGAGTCGGGGGGCCGCCGGTTTGCTGGATCGCTGCGATGAATGCCGAGTCGAGCGACGGGTGGTCGACCCACATCCCACGGCTGTACTGGTAGCCCTCGCCCAGGATCGAAGCCAGCCAATCCTGGAAGGCGTCGTAGGGGGTCATACGCGGTAGATCCTGCGGAGAATTGATGGGATTGCAGATTCAATCTGATCGAACCCCTTAGTGAGAAACTCTGGCTCTGCATTTGGATCCCAGTAGTTCCCAACTCCAGTACCGCCTCCAAAGGCGGTTCCGTCCGCTGTCTTTCCGAAATCCGCCCTTGGCTGTCCGGCGAGAGTTCCTGGCGCATCATGGACCGCTGCCGCGTAGGCTGCTGTATATCCAATCCGCCCTTCCACCCCAGCAGTCCCATTACTGATCTGGGGTGCAGTCTGACTATTGATCAAATTCGACGTGTCGATCGGCGTCATGGTCTGCGCCATTGCGGCGCCCTGGCTCAGTACCTCGTAAACTGCGCGCTCGGAAACACCGCCGGCGATGTTTTCGACAGCCACACGAAGATTCCGCCGGACGCGGTCGATTCCTTGGATTGCCATGTCAGGTCACCAGCAGAAAGTCCGGCTGTTCACCGAAGAAGGACATGTCCCAGTTCGTCACCGAGCGAATCTCTTCCCAGCCGTTGGATCCGTCGAACTGGATCAGGTCCAGGTACTTCGGCCGGCGGTCCTCGGTGAATATCTGGTGGCGCGATACGAACTCAGCCCCCCGCGCTCCAGATTGCCCGCCCTCCTCCCGCATCTGCTCGCTCTTGGCGGTCCAGGTGCAGGCGATTTCGTACTCAGGGCCGTAAACGGCCTCCTGGGTCGAAAGGTCGAAGTGCAGGAATGGCCGAACCGTCGCCGTGTTGGTGTAACTCCAATTCGCCGTCGTGCTCATGAGTCACCACACATGCAGCCGCCTCGCGCGATCCAAAGACCGCCGTGTGCGGTCTGGGTTGGGTTCGGGGGAATCAGCCCCGTCACACATCCGTGCTTGTCCAGGGCGTTCAGCAGGGCCAACTGCGCCTTCCAGCGATCAGCAAAGGCCTGGTAGCGGAACGATCGAGAAGCGCCGGATGGGGCCGTCTGGCTGCTGATGTACTTGTCGGCCTGGGCCAGCGCAAACAGCGCCAGCAGGTAGGCCTGGATCAACAGCGCGGTCGATGCCGGGTAGTGGGCATCCAGGCAACTCTGGATCTCCTGCAATTGCTCGATCCACGCCGCGAGTATGAAATCGGGCACGTTGTCGATGCCCTGGCTCTGCAGATACTGCCGGGCCTGCTCAACTGTGATCATCACCACATCCCTCCAGTTGCTCGACCTGCAGGTTGCACAGACGGAGGAGGTGTCGTTGAAGAATCCGAAGCGTCATACCTTGGGCGTCTTGCGCAGCATCCACGGTGTTCCGGATAGCATCGCAGAGCCTGAAGTCATCGCTAGCCCCGAACGAGGCCGGGAACTCCATGGGAGCGGGCGGAGCCTTCGGAATTGCCGGGATGTCCGAGTCGATCAGATTGCCAAACATTTCATTCTCCAGAAGAAGCGACCCCATCGCTGAGGCCAGAAACGACGAAGCCGCCCGCAGGCGGCCTCTCGTCACGCACCGGTCACTTGGCCGGGAACAGCTTCGCCAGTTCGCCCTCCGGCAGCAGGGCGGCAAGCGCTTCCTCGCCCTGGCGGCCATCGAACTCGATCTTCAGCTCCTTCAGGCGCGCTTTGATCAGCTCGCGGCGCTCGCTACCGTCCGGAATGGCCGGGGTCAGGGTACCGGCCTGGGCCTTGGCTTCGTCGATCATGGCATCGACGGATACACGCGCTTCGGCGAGAGCTTGCCTGGCCGCTTCGTCGACCTGGGCCGAAACGTCCAAGGTCAGGCTTCCGCTCCTGAGTGCGCCAACCTCGCGCACGTTCGGCAGGAGCGCAGCGGCAAGTGATTCGAGCTCCAGCACCTGACCCTTGGAAACGCCGTTCCAGGGCTTGATCACCTCGTATTTGGGCATGTCGTTCTCCTTACGCCAGGTTGGCGCCGTAGATCACGCCGGACAGACCTTCGTCGTCCTTCTTCACCTGGATGCCCATGGCGCTCATGATCTGGAAGTTGTAGTTGACCTGCGGCAGCGGGCGCGGCAGCGGGATAACACCGGTAGCCATGCCGACCAGCGGGGTGACCACGTCGCGGCGGCGCTGATAGCCCAGGAACTCGTTGCCCGACAGGGCGAAGGTCTGGCGAACCGCGCGCGCCGGGATGAAGCGCATGACCGCATCGAGCACGGTGCCGGCCACCACCGCGTTGGCACCGCCGCCCATGGTGATCATGTAGGGCTGGGACAGGTTGGCGTTGATTTCCGGGGAAACCCAGAGAACATCGTAGGCGTCCACCTTGTTGGCACGCGCAGCTTGGCCGAATGCGCCTTTGGTGAAGAAGTCGATGATCTGCTGCGGCGTGGCGGTGGTCAGGTCGATGTTCGCGCCGCCGGCGCCGGAGCCCAGGTTGACCTTGATGGTGTTGCGGTGATTGCGCAGACCCTGAGCCGGGTAGTTCTCGACCTGGATGTTGGTGGCGCCGTCCAGGGTGTAGGCAACGATCCGCTTGTTGAACTTGCGGAGCTTCGCAGCCTGCGAGTCCAGAACCAGGTCGATGCCGACGGTGTTCATGCCGGCGGCATGGCGCCAGTTGACACCGTAGCCGGCGGTGAACACCGGAATGGGGTCGCCATCGGAGTTGTACTCGGTGTGATCGAAGGAGTACGGGGCCTGGCCGTCGATGCTCACCGACACATCATCGGCGATGTCGCCGACCACGTTGTAGAGCTTGGCGGTCTTGCCGATCGGAAGCACGGTCTGCACCTGCAGGAGATCGTTGACGATCTCCATGCCGGTTTCCTGGTTGCGGTACTGGATGATCTGGGCGTCGACCTCGGCCCAGAACTCACGACCCAGGCCGGCGAGCGCGTTGCAGGCCAGCATTTCGGGGGTCATGGCGCCGCGGTGGCGGGCGATCATAGCGGCGTTCTGGTTGTTCCAGATGTTGCGATTGGCCTGCAACTCCTGGTAGTGGCCCATCAGGCGAGGATGGGCGGCGGTTGCTTGCTGGGTGAGGAACATGTGTCCGTACTCCTATTAGGGCGCCGGGGCGGCGACACTGCCGACACGGAAGCGGATGCGGATGAAGTCGGTTTCGCCGGAGGCGATGACTGCATCGTCCTGGCTGTACCCGAGGACCGTGTCGGTATCGCTCGACGCGATGGCACCCTGGCCGCTGGTGCCGAGTTTGATCGGCGTGTCTTTCTTGTAGGTGCCGGCCGGGCACAGCACGGCGAGTTCGCGACCCTCTTCGACGTAGTTGCCCACGGCCGAATGGCCGGCGGGAACCGCATCGCGGATGTTGAGTCCTTCGTGGTGAGCGCAGTCGATGACGTAGAGGCGGCCAACGCTGGCGCTTGCCTGGGCGAACAGGTCGCTGCCATTGATCACGGCGAACGTGCCGGGCAGGAGTGCCGCGGCGGTCTTGCGGGTTTCGGTCTTGAACAGCGACTTGCCGTCGATGTTCACGCGACGATAGCGAGACATGGCTTACTCCTTCGGCAGGTTGGCGATATCGGCGGTGAGGCCGCCTTTGTCGGTGGCAGCATTGGCGCCCAGTGGAGCGGATTCGCCGCACTGCTTGAACAGTTCCTTGAGCGCGTCGCCGGCCAGGCTGTTGGCGATGACCTCGCCAAACTTGGCCTTGACCGCTTCGCGCATGCTGTCTTCCTCGGCGCGCTGGTTGGCGGTCAGCGTGTCGGCCAGCGCCTTGTGATTGGCGACCAGGCCGTCGACCTTGTCGGCCAGAGGCTTGATGATAGTGTCCGCCAGTTCCTTGATGGCGCTGGAGGTGTTGGTGCCGATTTCCTTCACGATTTCGGCCTTTTCTTCGGGGGTCAGGGGCATGTCGCCCTCCTTCTCAGGTTGATCAGGCCGAGCCTGACGATGGGTGAAAATGTTCTTGATGCTGTTGGCCACCATGGCGACCCAGGACTCTTGCCTGACAACGGGCTGGCCGGATTCGTCGAAGACGATCTTCCCTGCCTCGACCTTGTAGCCGTACACCTCGGTCACACCGCCATTGCGGCTGATCACAGCCTGAGAATCGGTGAAGTCGGCAACCCATGCGTACTGGTCGGGCCCGGAGGCGAATCGCTCCTTTGCGGCGCGATCGAGACGCTGCTCCCGCTCCCGGTAGGACTCGCCAACCAGAGCGCCGGAATTCGGCTGAAGCGGGACAGCCTGGTCGGCGTTTACCATCAGGCCGACGCCCTGCTCAGGAGTGGCCGCCCCTACTTCGTGCAGCAGGATCGCGTCGTGATCCATGCTCTGGATGTCGGCGACCCACTCCGCGCCCTGGGCACGCTGGCTTTCGTTCGGCTCGATGCGATTGAGGAATGCGGCAACGCTGGTATGGATCGGGGGGACGTCCTCCCCCTTCTCCAGCGCTTCGACGCGCTGCAACAGTTCACGGCCGCCCTCCGTGGACTTGGCAAACTCGACGTCGACCCACTTCTCCATGTAGACCCGGTTGCCGGACTTCTTCACGTTGCGGTTCCAGGCGCCGACGTGGGCGGCGTTGATCCCCTCAGGCGAGAACGCAGACACGAACTTCCCGTCGACCATCGGGTGCCCGAGCGGCGCCAGCGTTCCCTCCAGGCCTGGGTAGTGCTTGTCGATCTGCTCGGCGGTGTAGAGACCACCGTTCATGATCACGCCGGCCGGCAGGGTGTAGCTCGGCAGAACCAGGTGTTCGCGCCCGTTGTGTGTCTCACGCCGAATGCTGGCGCTGTTGACCTGGGTGGTGATGTTGACCTGCATGGGCATGGCTCAATCCTCTTTCGCCCAGGGCCCGCGCCCTTTGGCTTTCATGACTTGGTAGTTGCGGCGCGCGCGCTCGACGATGGCCGGGACAACCGGATTCCCTTCGTCATCGACCAGTACCTCGACCTGGCTGCACTTGCAGTTGATCGAGTTTCCGTCTCGGCTGTACCAGTCCCTCACCTCGTCCGAGGTGTAGAGCCTGGCGTGCCTGGCCGCATGGGTTGCCCTGGTGCTGGGGGACAGGGCCGACATATGCATCAGCTTCGACTGAACGCCGTAGTCGGCCTCAGCAGCGTCTTTCTCGTCCCAGCGAGCCCTTCGGAGAGCGGTTGTGACTTCGGTGCGTGCGATGCGATGGCCGCGACGCGCCTCGATGCCGGTCTGTGCGGTCAGGTCCCGTGCGATTTCGCGGGGATTCTTCCCGCGCCCCATGCCCTCGGCGAGAATGCGCGCCATGTCGGCCTTGACTTGGCCGGACAAGCCCTTCATCTCCTCGAACTCCCGGGCGCGAAGCAGTGCCATCCGCGCGCGGTAGGCGTCGGATCGAAGCAGGACATCCAGCGATTCCCGGCCGGCGCGGTATGCAGGCGATTGCTGCGCCAGGTTGGCATGCGTCTGTGCGGTACCGCGGATGTAGGCAACCCCGACATAGGATTCGAAGAACCAGAGGTCGCGCTCCCCGCCCTCCTGCAGTATCTCGTCGACCATCAGGTTGGTGTCGGCGAAGATCGCGGAGAGAAGGGCCTGGTCGAGACGGTAGGTGTACTGCTCATTCACCACCGGCTGGGCCGGGATTCGGTCCAAGGCAGCGACATAGCCATCCCGGATTTTCCGCATGCGCCTGTCGAACTCGCGCATTGCGCCCCTTTCCAGTCGATCTACCCCGGTCGGGTCACTGCTGCTCGCCGGTAGGATCGGTGCGCGCGGCATCTTCATCCTCCGGTTCGGTATCAGGCAGCGGGTCACCGCCCACGAGCGGGTCGTAGCCAGCCTCTTCGCGGATCTCCTCCGCGGTGAATACCGGCTCGCCAGTGCCGATTGCGGCGCTGTTGATCTCGCTCATGGTCTTGGAGTTGGCCAGGCGCTCGGCCTTGGTTGGAACGGTGAGGTCATCCCAGATTGCCGTGAACTCGGCCTTCAGAGGGACCACGCCGATGCGCATCAGGTGCCCGAACAGGTCGTTGATCTCGAACGTCAGTTCTTGCACCCGGCGCGCCTGGCATCTGGCGTTGTGGTACTTCTGGTCCTCACTGCTCGCCCGCTCGCCGGTCTGCATGCCCACCAGAATCTTGGTCGGGATGTCGACCCCGGCGGCGGCGGTTTGCAGGTTGACGTTGTAGGTTGGGCTGGGGTCCGAAACGGCGGACACCATCTGCGTGACGGTCGCCCCCTGGGTTGGAAGCAGGACATCGTTGCCGCGGTTTAACTGACGCGCCGCCTCGTTGAAGCGTTCGTTGAGCGCATCGATCGTCACGCCGTAGGTGCTGGCGATCTCGCCGAGCTGAATCTCCTTGTCGAAGTTCAGCAGGAGCTGACGTGCGGCGTTCTTGAGGAACGATTCGCCACTGCCTCCCTCGACCTTCTCAAGGCTGATGAAGGAGTTGTAGGCAGGCTCCAGGAAGCCGATTGCATCGCCGGTCCAGTCGCCGAGGATAAACACCCGATCCGGATGGATATCCCGCACCAGGCCAGGGCGCCCGGCTTGGGAGGCCTCGGTGTATTCCCACATGGTGGGCTGCCCGTAGGTCTCGCTATCTAGCTTTTCGTCGAACGACTTCGGCTTAAGGCACCCAGCCCAGGCCGGGGTGACCTTCGCCAGGCCATTGACCTTTCCCGTGACAGGCATATCCCACGGCTGGCTATCCCTGATGTGCAGGAGCAACCCGGAATACCGACCCACCAAGCGGCGCCGGTCGGCTTCGGAGACAGCCCGCCAGAACCTGCCGCCTGCGATCAACGGCTTGTTCTTCCTCTCCCACTCGGTTTCGTCCTTGGAGCGGTCCTGATCGTCGCCCTCGATGACCTGCGGATTTGTCTTCCAGCACGTGGTGACGATCTTCTCGACCGCGCCATGGGCAATACCGCCCCGCCGGTACATGGTGTACAGGTCGTTGAACGTGATTTCCTGAGGGAAACCATACTCGCACCATGCCTGCGGCCGCTTGGCGTCATGGCCGATGCCCTGGTTCAGCAGGCTCATTCGCGCACGCGCGACAGCACTGCTCATCGCGTGATTGACCGCGAGGTCGAGTTTGTCAGTCATGGTCAGTCCGATTTCAGGATGAGGCCTGGCTTGTCCGTCTCGCGGACCAGTTCGACAGAAGAGAGGTTGGGGTCGCGCCATACCATCGTCCCTTCAGCGCCAGCGTTCTCGACCGCCACGGTGCGGGCGCAGGACGTGCAGCGAGCACGGACCACCATGGAGCGGCTGGTTGCGCGCTCCGTGAGGATGAAGATGGCCATCAGCGGGCTCCTGGTAGCAGCATACCGACCGCGCCGCGGCGCTTGATCAGCGGGCCCAACGCGTAGCGTGTGGCGTCCCAGTAGTGGTTGTTCTTGTCGACGATATCGGTAAGCACATCCCCGGTCTGCCGGTCTACCTTGTAGCTGTATAGCCTGGCCTCGCGGAGGGTTTTCGTGCATCGCTCATGGATCACGATCTCGACATAGCTGCGAAGGTGGGCAATGCCGTCCTCGACGCTGCCTTTCCATTTCTCGACACCTTCGATCCTGGGCAGACATGCACGACTGCCATCTTTCCCTTTACTCCTGACGTGGCTGATCGTCTCCGGCCTGGCCGAGTCGGCTCGGACTGCATGTCGTTCGATCCCTGGCAAGCGCCTGATCATGTACTCAGCGATATCGTCGTTCTCAAGTCCAACCTTTCCGGCTTCGTGCTCAATCCAAAGCCTGCGGTCGTAAATCCAGCATTTGACGCCGACAGTCGGGTCCTGGCTGAACCCCCAGTCGATGCCGTAGTAAGGGCCATCCCAATCGGGACCAGGCTCGAACTCGGCCACCCGGTACTTGCCAGCAAGGATCTGAGCGTCGCTGTTCTCGCGGTAGGCGCCATCCCAGATCCAGGCATAGGTCTGGTCGTCCAGCGTCTGCCGGTCGTTCAGGCGCTCCTGATCGAGCACATCGGGAAACCACGGATTGTCCGTGTAGTTCATCTCGACGATTTTTGCGCCTGCCGGCATGTTCTTCCGGAACCGGGTGTCGGTGGCGCTTCCATCGCGCTCCGGGTTCCAGGTAATCCAGACCTCCGAGTCGTTCTCACGAACCGTCGGCAGGAGCTTTATCCACGCCGTTTCGCTGACGTTTTCAGCCTCGTCAACCCAGGCGATCAGGATTCTGGCCTTCGACTTGATGCTGTCGAGGTTATGGCGCAATCCGCAGAACACATACGAAATTCGGCGATTCTTGGTCCGAATGTACTTCTCACCAATGTCAAAGTACGCGTCCAGCCATGGCTCGGATCGAATTGCCTGCTTGATTTCCTCCATGGAGGACTCTTCAAGCGAGTTCATGTACTCGCGCGCCCCGAGGATCACGCCACTGATTCCAGCCTCCGCGTACATGTACGCCCTTACTGCCGTCATCTTGGCGAACGTGCGCGTTTTGGCACTGCCTCGTCCACCATGGGCGCCGCGGTACCGGGCAGGGCCTGAGAAGACTGGTATCAGCTTTGGCGGAAGTTCAATCTTCGCCGTGGTCATGGCCTGGCGCCACAAGCTGGATGGTGGTCGGCATTGTCGGGATCGGACCTCCGCCAGGACCAGAGTGCTCGAGCTGGTGCTTGTTGCTGTACATGCCACCCGACTCCTTGGCGGCCTGCTCGTAAAGCTGGGCAGCCAGGGCCATGTTTCGCATGCCCTCGGCGCGCTCAGCCATCCGACCCAATGCCCTCAGTCGGTAGGCGCGGTTGGCGATCGGGATGTCGGCGATCTCCTCGCGGAAGCGCTTGCGGGTGTCCTCGAAGAGGATCCGCCACTTCGCGGCAAGGCCCTTGCTGCACACCTTGTTCGGGTCGTGCGACTCGATCTGCTGCCGACTGACCTCGATGCCGAATTCCTTCTTGACCGATTCCGCAACCTGGGATGGCGTATCGAAACAGGCCAGCGCCTGAACGATGAACGCCTTCACGTCGCTGTTCAGGGTTGCCATCGTTTTTCTTCCTGTCATGGGCCTGTCGTGGCTATGCCGACTTCAGCAGGCACGTACCGCAGGCTCTCGAAATGTTAATTTTGGCCACCTCTGGAGGCCTGCTAGCAGCGTCGATGAGATACTGCACGTCCTTGCTTGGGCCGTACCGCCTCACCACGCCGACGAACTCCTCGACGTCATGCCCGCGGAGCTTCAGCTTTGGAAAGCCCTCCTCGGTGAACTTGGGCTCGCCATATTGGTTGTGCTCTTGGCAGATGTGGTAGAGCTCATGCTCGACCAATGCGCAGAACTCCGCGTCGGAGCACTGGGAGCAGTAGTCAGCAGCCAGGGTGATCAGAAACCTCGGCAGGTATCCGAACCAACGGATCATCTGCTGTTCCTGCCTACCCTTCTGCCAGGCTCCACAGCGGAACGTCACCTCTTCGCACTGACCCAGTACCGTCCTCCCCTGCTTGGTGAAGCTGGAGGCAGCCCATAGGAAAGCGAGAGGAGCGTCTTGTAGGTGGGCGTGGTCTTCATTGCCCAGGATTCCGTTCGGATCGATTAACACTGACTTCGCCCAAGCCAGAACATCCTGAGCGGGGACAAAGGCGTCCGCCCAATCTTCGCCTTCCGCGAACTGCCCGATCGTCTCTGGAGGGTTAGGTCGCTTCAGTTCCACGACCAGTCGCTTCCGAATATCTGCCGGCGCCGGGACCAGGCGTAAAGTACGAGCCCAGCATGGAGGATCACCGAAAATGGATTAACCGGTGCGCCCTTCATGATTCCGTACAGGATTCCGAATGCACCACCTGCCACCAGGTAGAAGGAGATACCCAATAGCGGCTGCCCAGACAGCTGGACGGTGCGCAGGAACTCCAGAGCAGCTACAACGACAAGCACACACAGCAGCGCATCCAGCGCCGCCAGAATCGACATGATCATGATCAGGTTCCTCTCGTAGGAAGGAACCGCTCTGTGATTGCCGTTACTGCCGCCTTCAGGCCGGGGATGATATTCATCGCCAGCAAACCAATGGTGAATGCGACACCACTCAGAAATGCGTCATCGAGTGGAATCTCGTACTCACGCGAAAGCCATGCGGCAACCGGAGCAGTCCAATAGGTTGAGCACCCGAATCCGGTTGCTACAGCGAGCGCGGCTTGCCAGCGGTTCAGGCCGCTCAGGAATCCAAGGGACAGAATAGACCCCCAGAACCCGGCAATAGCGACGCTGTACTTGGCGAAGAGACCTCCGCCAACGGTCGTCATCGGGTCCATTTGCTTACTCCAGATGCAGAAAAGCCCAGGTCATTGCCTGGGCCTTGTAGTGTGGTGCCGGCAGCAGGAGTCGAACCCGCAACCCTCTGATTACAAATCAGCAGCGCTCCCTGTTGCGCCATACCGGCGTACTTCAATGCCGAGCACCTTCACTGGCACAAACCGGCAGATCTTTCTTGCAGATTGGATGTCGTTGGGGTGGATGAGAATTGCGTGGATCGGCTTGCCACGTCGCCCAGCCTGAAGAAGCCAGCGCCTTATGCGATGCTCGAGATTCATCCATACCCCGGAAACGAAAAAGCCCCGGCATTTGCCAGGGCTTCAGAGCTACCGATCCTCATAACGCGCAAGATCGGCAGGATGGGGAAATATTCGCTCAAACGCTCACTAATTGCAAGTCCTACGCAGCCTCTCCGACGATGATGCCCTCCTCCATCAGGATTTCACCCGCATCGAGCTCTGCCTCCTTGAGCATTTCGTTCAGCACACTGTGAATTCCTGACCTCCAGCGTCGCCTCGTCTGTTCGGGGCGGCCTTCAGATTCCCAGTTGTTCATGTGGTAGAACACGGCGTCGAGAATGATCATGTCGGTAGAGCGCTTGCCTTCTGCCCCCTTCAGCTTGGGGATAGCCCAGGTATAGACTGCCATTCCGAGGAATCTGCGCGGCGCCGGGGTGGCGATCAGGGGGATAAGCGCCTCGATTGCGGCCTTCTTCTTCTCGCGGTGGGTGCTGTACTTCGCCACAAGCGCGTTCCAGTGCCTAGGCTTGAGCTGACTGTGCAGCCGGGCGTGCACCCAGCAATCAGCATCGATGCGCTTGATGCCTGACGTGTTCGAGCCCCTGATCAGCCCAGCTAAACCCTCACTCTCGGCATACCCTGGCTGGTAGAGCTTCTGCCAGGCTTGCTTTGCAGTGTTGTCGATGGTTTCCGCCGCCAAGGCAGAGACGACTGCCGACCGAATGCTGGTGTAGATCATCATTCATCCCCTTGAGCGCTGAGCACGGCGTTTAAAACGTAAGATTGGTCTGTCTGTTCGCTGACTGTTTTGCTCCTGGAGTTGACCTGCGAGCGAGCATCACATCCAGCACAGCACATGCCGAAACAGCCTCTCGGAGGCTCCAGATAATCGGGGTATTCGTTGGCGCGCTCACCATCCTCAGCACCTGGTGTGCTGACCATGTTCGACAGCAGCAGCGGGTGATAACCGTCGGCGAACCAGTTTCCCAGCCAGGCGGCAGCAATACCGATCGCATAACCGATGAGACCGCTCCCTATGCTGAAGAGAACGATGGTCAGAGTTTCTTTGGTCATGCCGTTGCCCTCTTCAGTTCGCGCACCCAGGCCCGGAACTGGGCCTTCAGCGCTTTGATTTCTTCGATGGTCAGTTTCAGGGGCTCATGAGGGCCTTCCAGCCACTCCACGTTCTCGGCGCCGATCTTGCGCACCAGGTTGATCCGGTAGTTCACGATGTCGCCTGACTTATGGTTGTTGCATGGGGCGCACTGCTTGTGGACGTTGAGCGGCTCGAAGCGAAGCTCTGGGCTGGCGGCAACCGTGCGGTAGTGCCCGGCGTGGTACTGCCCATCGTGGTGGCGGCCACAACTGATGCACGGCTGGTCGGCGTCGCGCAGGCGAATGAATTCGTTGAATGCCTGCTGAGCCTCGCGCAGGTGATCCGCCTTACTCTTCAGCCTCTCCTTCCGAACCTTGATCTCCCGCCGCTCTCGGTCGGCGATAGCCTTCCGCGCCGGCTTGGCGTGCTTGTCCTTGATGGACAGGGCGCAGGCCGGCGAGCAGACCTTTTGCGTGCTGCTGAAGCGAGGGGTGAACTCCTGGCCGCATGCAGGGTTCTGGCATTTCTTCGGTTTGGGCTGGCTGGCGGATAGGCTCATTGAGGCTCCCCCGAAACCAAGGCTTTCCAGCAGTCGGTGAAAGCTTTGCTGAAGTCGCCGTAGAGCCTGGACGATTCCTGCCGGCAGGCCCGAACCCCTTCGCCGACTGCCTCGCATACGGCCACCACAAGCGGCACCCAGCCAAAGGCGATCATGATCATCAGGACAATGAGCGCTCTTGGCCGAACAGGAACTCTCCGCATGGCGCAGAAGAACAAGCTGCGGCTCATAGCTCTTCTCCCGCGAAGTAGCCAAGCCATAGGGTGGCCGTCCCAACCATTGAGACAATCCATGGGCTGATGGCCGCAGAGGTCTGCGTGTAGATGATGAGTGCGATGACCAGAAGCTGGCCCACCAGAATTTTTGCAACCTGCCGCCTGCTCATGCCTCCACCCCCTTCGCCTTCTGCTGCTCGGGCTGGAAGTCGCCGCGCAGGGGCATGAGATACCGTTCAGGTATGTAGAGCCGGTCTCCTTCATGGAGCACCCACCAAGCTGGCCGAATCACCTGAAAGGTCTGGCCGTCTTCGGCAAACAGATCACCAGGGGCAAGTCGAGACATCAACTCGACTACCACTCCCGCACTGATGCAGCTGGGGATGTCTTGCAGATTAAGAGCGAGATCGCCCGCCTTGAACTTGCTCATGCGACCTCCTGCATCATCAGCGGCCACCCTTGCTCGGCGGCCCACGCTTCGATCTTGGTCATGTAGATTCCAAACTCGTCTACGGTCAGCTTCGTGGTGCTGATGCCGCGCAACTCGGTCGAGCCGTCCGGCAACTTCACGTCCTCGCAGCCGATGAACCAGCGCTTGAACTGTTCGTGCCAGACCTGATCGTCGAACTGGCGGTTGTCGACCCAGGCGACGGCGGCCAGCTCGCGCAGAAGGGACCAGTACCGCTTGTTCTGCTCAATGGAGCGCTTCGACTTGAGAGGGCGTAGAACCAGCTCGTAGCCACCCTGTGCTTCTTTCATCAGCCCCTGGATGAGGTTCCAGGCCGCGACGAAAGCCGGACGGATGCCGGCAGCGCCTTGGATGCGGAAAGTGCGGTCAGCCACAGCACACCCCCAAGCTATCAATCATCACGTCATTGCGCGCAGTGCAGACGGCCTCAGTTACCGGGTCACAGTCGTACACACCGATCAGTTCGCCGTTTACGATCTCGCCGTCGCGGCATTGCATCTCGGCTTCGCGCCAGGTATTGGCCTCAATCTGGCGACCGTAGGTGCGCAGGCCTTCCATGCGGATCAGTTCGAAGGTCTTCATGCCTCAACCCTCCCCTGCGGCCAAATGCTCTTCACGACCGCGAGCGGGTCGCAGTCCTCCATCAGAATCATCGTGAAGCGCTTGGCGCCTACGATTACGGTCAAGGAGCGTTTCATTGGGCACCTCGCGGCTTGAAGTCAGCTACCATTGATCGCGCGGAAGGACGCTGCGGACGAACCGTCTGCTCCTGCTGCTCTTCCCGGTCCTGGGCGCAACTGACGAAGCGCGCGAACTCACCCTGGAACTGCAACAGGCAGAAGCCCGGCTTTGCGTGTCGACACTTCACGACATCAAGCTCGGTGATACCGTTCTGTCCACGCTCAGTGCTCATATCCCGGTGAGCCATGATGATCACGTCGGCGTCTTGTTCGATCTCGCCGGAATCGCGCAGGTCGCTCATTTTTGGCTTGGCGTCGGCCCGGGTTTCGATGCTCCGATTGAGCTGAGCAAGCGCGACAATTGGAATGCCAAGCTCTTTGGCGAGAGCCTTGAGCCCTCGGCTTATGGCGCCAAGTTCTTGGTTTCGGTTCTGATGACGGTGACTCGGATCTGAGGTGATAAGCCCGAGATAGTCGATGACGATCAGGCTCAGCGGCTTTGCTCGATGCTGGAATCGGGCGATGGAGCAGATCCGACTGAAAGTCAGTCCTCCCTTGTCGCAAATTCGCACATCACCCCTGGAGACTTGGTCCACTGCGGCAGTCATGCGCGCAATAGAGTCCTGGCACTCCAGCGCTTTGCCTGAGTCGATCGCCGCTTGCGAAACACCAGAAAGCGATGCGAGCGAGCGCTTTGCAAGTTCGGCTTGAGACATCTCCAGCGAGAAGATCAACGCGGCGCCCCGGTTGCGAACGGCAATTTCGTCAGCAATCCCCACCCCGAGAACCGTCTTACCCGTGCCAGGCCGACCAGCGATGATTGCCAGGTTGCCGGGACGCAATCCCTGGATAACGGCATCGAGGTCTGGCAGGTTGAACTTCAGTCCGACCGACTGAGTTCCCTTCCAGCGAACTTCCATTTCGTCGAAGACTGGGAGCATTGCCTCGCGCAGTGTCACCACATCAGGAGTCTCGTCCTGGGCGTTGAGATCGAGAACGATGCTCTGCGCTTCAGCCACCTGGTCCGGGATTTTCCCTCTCTGAAGGGCGATGTTCATGATCCGTTCGCCCGCTTCGTACAGCTCCCGAGCCTTTGCACGCTCGACGACAATCCTGGCGAAGTTTTCGGCGCTAGCTGTGCTTGCAACCTCGCGCCATAGATCGTTGGCGTATGCAAGCGTAAAGGCGCCACTTGGAAGCTCCGACCTAGCCTCCGCCAGAGAAAGCGGGTCAGGCACGATGGCCTTCGAATGACAGGCAAGGATCAGGCTGTAGATCACCGAGTTGTCGGCATGGCTGAAGTCGGTCGGGGAAAGGAAAGCCCCAACAACCTCGCACAGTTCCGGTTTCTTCATCAGCGCGCCAAGCACACCCTGCTCAGCTTCCATCGCTACCAGAGGACGCTCATGCGGCATCGTACTTGCCCTCCATGAAGCGCTGGATCTTGCTGGCGGTTGTCAGGAACTCGAAGTCTGCGCGCCACCCCCGGTTGTTGTTGCCCAGCATGAAGGGGCAATCCAGAACGTCGTTGAACAGCCCTTCCCAAAACGACAGTCCACCGTCACGGACCGGGAACCCGCCATCGAGCTTGAGGTTGTACGCGGCGCGGATGTGCTTCCGGTGAGCCTCCGTCACTCCCATGCAGCGCTTGAGCTTTCCACCGAGGATCTGGTTGTACAGGTCGCGGATCTTCTCGTAAGGGATGCGATCAATCTGGAACAGCTGTGCGGTCTGGCCGGAGCCAGGCTCTTGCTCTGCTGCTTGCTGCGGAGCGGAATGGGTCGAGGCGTCAGCGTCGACATGCTCTTCCTCTGGAATCAGAGAATCCGGAATCAGAGAATCAGGCGATCTTGGCGATTGCTCAGCACAGCCTTGGTTGTGACCAGGCACTTCCTTGGTTGTGCCTTGTTCTCTCTTTGGGTGTTCTGCGTCAACGCCCGGGAGAGAACTGGCCTGCTCACGGACATGAGGTGTCTGATGCTTGGCAAAGTTAAGAACCTGAATCAGCTTGACCCCGGCAGCCTCATAGCGATGGATGAACCCTGCCTTGGCCAGATCATCCAGCATCAAGTCAGCGTCTACGTTGTCGTAGGGAAGTGCCTCGGCCTTGATCCGTTTCGGGCGATCCTCAAGGCGCCCTTCCCGATCGGCCAACATCCAGAGGTAGATGAACAGCAGGCGAGCGAGAGGATCTAGCTCTGCTAGGTCTTCGTTTGCCATGATTCCGGGTTTGATGTTGCGGGCCCTAGCCATTTGCGATTTCCTCCATCTCTGCCCGGAATTCGGTCCAGTTCTTCACTTGTTTCGCAAATTCGATCAGCTCTTCCACCTCGAGACCCGCCTCGATGGCCTTGGCCATCAGCGGCATGACGTGAGCTTCGTTGACATAAATCCGGCGGCGCAGGATTCCTCTGGCGTAGAGCATTTTCTGCTTTGCTTCGGGAAGGCGCCGGGTGACGCAAATGCGAGGAATGGCATCGAAGCACTCCAGCACTTCCTCCTGATCGGGCGCAGTGCTGAGCTTGTCGGCGGCGATGTCCAGGGCGTCCAGGATCTCCTCGACGGAGAACTTCTTGATCCATTTGCGGATTACCGTCTTGCCGTGCTCGTTGACCGAGTGGCCGACCATGCGCGCGGTGATGCGATCGGCAATCAGCTGTACGGTCTCTTCACCGAAAGACTGGAGCTCATCGCGCCAGGCCAGCATCATTTCCAGCTGCTCGCGGCGCTCGTTCAGGTCTTCCAACTGGGCCCGCTGACGATCCAGCATTGAGGTGTCCGACAGCAGGCGATCCGACTTGCCGAGATTGCAGGGCAGGCAGGCGGTCACCAGGTTGATGATCTCGTTGTCGCCGCCCTTGCTCACCGGGTTGATGTGATCGACATGCAGGACCACGTCAGGCGCCTTGGCGCCGCAGTACTGGCAAGTGAAGTTGTCGCGCTTGAACACCTCAAAGCGCACGGACTTGCGAATGCTCTCTCTGTAACTCATACTCAGGTCTCCACGTATTGCTATACGCGCAAGCCAGCTGCAACTGGCTTGCGCA